CCATAGGCAGCCATGTTCTCAGCGGTGGCCGGCATATCCTCGAACATGATGAGGGTCTTGTTGTCATCCGTATTCAGGACCCACCTGACGGTGAACGCCACGCCACACTCCTTGATGACATCGCCCGGCTCCAGCTCCGACGCCTTCTTCATCCCGCAAGCTCCTCCCGCTTGATGCAACCGCTGGTCCAGGCGCCGCCGTATGTCCCGATGCTGGGAAGCCGCTCCAGCAGGCACTTCTTCATTCCTTCCAGATACCGCTGATAGTGGCGGGCCTGGAGGCCGCTCAGGCGGTTGTCGTAGGGGTCCTCCTTCTGGATGAGCTCGACGGCCACGGACCACTGATTGTCCTGCACAGCGATGTAGAACAGGCTGTTATCCATGATGACCCGGCGGTCGTAATCGCCGTAGGCACCGGTCTTAATCCAGACATCGCCCTGGACACGGGAGAAGCTGGGGAACATCCGGCCGAAGCTGTCCATGAAGCACTCCAGGATGTCGTCTTCCTCCTCTCCCGTCCCCCATTCATCGTACAGCCAGTCGCCCCCCGTCAGTTCCTCATAGCTCAGGCTTCCCATCAGCCGGGTCTCCGGCTCATCAGAATACGGGTCGTCCCGTCGGTACACATGAATATGCTCATTGTCGATGTAGAACAGGCCCTCATACCGGCCGGTCACGCAGACATTTCCTCTGCCCATGATTTCCTCCTATTCTTGGCTCTGGTCACCAGACGTTGTGCCAGTCCGGGGACTCTGCCATCTCTTTGACCTGCTTTTCCTTCTGGTCGAAGTCGTGCTGCTCCGACTCGGTGACATACTCGGGGATATCCAGGTCCAGGACCTCCACGCTCACGTCGGTGCTGTTGGCGAAGACCAGTTGGACCATGCCGCCCTTCACGACGACCACAACCTCCACAGCTTACCATCTCCTTACATGGAACTGCCAGTCTCAATCTGGTACAAGGTTTTGACTGCATCCAGCTTCTTATGGAGCTCTTTCGTGGTGCTGGAGAGCATTTCCTCCATTCCATCAAAACCTTCAAATTTCTGCTCCCAGCCAGAAATTTCATCCTCAATGCTTTTGGCCGCTCTTGCCAGGATTTCAGTGTGTGTGATGACAGGCATACATTTTTTCACAAAAATCACTCCTCTCTGGATAGCCACCGGAGGCAGCTTTCCTTGTCCGGGAACTCCTCGGTCCAGGCATCCCCGGTGCTGTTGTCGATGCCGACGAACTTCTCCCGCTCCTCCAGGTAGAACAGGCCCAGGGGCTCGTAGCGGCCCCCGGTCCCGTCGCAGCTATTCAGAAGCCGCCGGGCGTCCTCCTGGCTGATTTTCTGAACGGTGACGGCCTCAGTCATCGTCATCATCCTCTCGCTCCAGGCGGCCAAACAGAATTTCGACCTCCTCGCTGTCGAAGCCGTCGATGATGCCCTGGTCCACGCAGAAGCTCAGGAAGTCATCGAACAGGTGGCGGCCAGCTCTGGCCTCATCGGAGCTCAGGCGCTCCTCGTTGCGGAGGGCCTCGATGCAGTCCTCCAGGTCAAGCCGGGTGTTGTGGAACCGGCAGTAGCTCATGTTTGACATACAGACATCTCCTCTCAAATCAGGCTCTCGTCGGAGCCGTCGTGGTCATAGCACAGGATGGTGGTGAACTCATCCTGCTGGCGGATCTCACGGCACTCCGCCATGAGCTTCCGGCCGCTGTCCAGGCGGACCGTGTAGGTCGCCGGGCGCTTCGGGTGGTAGAGCTCGATCTTGTTCACGCTGCCCATCATCACGGTGGCCCGCATCTTCCAATCGAGCTGCTTCATCAGGTTCTTGGCTCGGCCATACCCAATAGCCATCGGTAACTCCTCCTCTCAGGCTTTCTTAGCCTGCTCGTACCACGCCTTCGCTTCTTCGTAGGTGTCGAAGTAGTCGGTGTAGTGGTCGCACGTCTTGTTCTCGGTCATGCCGTTCTCCGGCTTGGTCTCGGCCTCGACGGGGTAGATGTTGACCTTCACCCGGCCGCTGTCGAAATACTTGGTGCTCACCGCCCAGAACTTCACAGCTATCACTCCTTCTCTGCCCTCGTGACCTCCGGGGCGGGTCGTGGCGTGTGGGTCAGAACATGGACTGATAGTAGCTCCATGCCTTTCGTATCCAGTGGTGAGGTGCCATGCGCTGCTCCAGGTCGTGGGCAATCTTCAGCACTTCCTCGGGAGTCTTAGCCGCTTTCAGAGCGGCGTCAACGGCGGCTTCGTTCTCATAGTAAGCTGTCATGGACGGTGCTCACCTCTGCTTTCAATGGCGGTCATCATGGACTCCAGCTCCCGGACCATCCCGATGAGCTGTTCCCGGTCCTCATCCTTCAGCCAGTCCGTATCACGGATGGCGTCCTTCAGGTTGCGGGCGTAGGACCTCATGCCGTTCGCCTTCGGGTAGGGGCGAACCAGGACGCCCTCATCGGTTCTCATGATTTCCAGGGCGTCTCCCTCCGAGATACCCATGTCCCGGCGGATCTCACGGGGGATAACGATGCGGCCGAGGTCATCAATGCGGCGGATGATACCATGCTTCTCCATTTTCAGGTGCTCCTTTCAGTCCTCATCTTCCCAATCGGGAAGGCTGTCCAAAAATCTCTCTATGAAGGGGATGTGCGGGAAAACGTAGTCGGCAATCAAGCCGCCGATGCCCAGAACCAGCAGGAATGCGGACAACAGCCCCAGGGCCACCACCGCCTCGCCCAGCAGATCTTCCATGCCGCTCACCTCAGACCAGGTAGGGCAGCTCATACTTCACGAAGTCCGCCGCCATGCTCTCCAGCTCTGCGTCCAGGTCGTTGCACCAGGCGGACAAGTAGCCATCCCTGGCTTCCTTGTTCGACCAGTTCTCCCGGCTCAGGCCGATGCTGTCCAGGATGATGTAGCCATCATCGCCGACGCCGTAGAGGCTGCGGCCGTCATGGGTCTGCTTCCACTTGGCGTCATCGGCCAAGGTCTCCTTGTCCGCCTTCTGGATGTACTCCACGACGCAGGTGTCGAAGTTGTAGCGGAACAGCTTGCCGTTCAGCTTATAGGGATTGCTTTTCATTTCTGTCATCCTTTCTTGACTATCTCCTGCCTTCGTGTTACCATGGTGGCGGAACGGGAGGCAGGTCCCGTCCCGCCCTATGGGTTAGGCTCCCGGTGCTTGCGAGGCTTTCGGGGAGCCTAACTTTTTACTTGCTGGGGGTTGCCGGCGCAGGGTAAGCGGCGATGTACTTGATGCACTCGGTCGCTTCCTGAGCCGTGTGACCGTGGGCTTCGAGCCATTCGATCAGGCGGGCCGCTTCGGTTGCGGTCATGCTATCACCGTCTTTCATGCGAGATACACCTCCTGCCAAGTGTTCACGCCCCACCTTTTCAGGTGGGGCGCTCAATAACTTACCCATTTGGTAACTTATTGTATCTTCATTCTAACTTACCGACTCGGTAATGTCAAGTCAAATATTGATTTTTTCAGAATTATTTTTGCGGATAAACTCACGGCTTCATTTCATCTTTTTTCAGCGGCGCCGGACCGTTTTCGGACAAAAAAAGAACGCCCTCCCGCATTACCAGACCGGTCACACCATCGGTCTGAAATGTGGGAGGGCTTATTCCTCGCCTGGAGGCGTTTTAAGCGGCCTTTCCGTTTTGGTAGGTAATTTGATGTCCTCGTCCCGTTGTCCGCTTGTAGGTGGTTTTACGGGGCTTGTGGGACGCATTTGAGCTTGCCGGTTGGGTGCCGGTGCAGACCTGCCCGGAGACAGGCCAGAAGCGGCGTCCGTGTGGGGTGGATTTTGGGGCTTTTTCGTCCGTGTAGGAAAACAGGGCTTAGAAGCCGCTTAGAGGCGCTTAGAGGGCATTTTGGCTTGGGGGGTATAAGTATATTCAGCTCCTCTAAACTCCGTTTTGCCATTTTTTGGCGTTCTGAAATTCTTGAAAAGCAGACGAAAATCAACTTTTTCTCATTCTAAAAGTTAGAATTTTACCTTTTACACAGTTTTACATCACTTTTTCAGTACATGGCGACGAAAAAAAGCCCCCTCCAGGAGCTGCGAATGGGCAGTCCCCGGAGGGGGTGGTCTTTTCATATCGCCGGGCTGTCAACGGAACCCACCGGTTCCTGGGCCGGGGCGAAGTTAGTGGCTTTGGCGGTCGCATACTTGATGCCCTCCCCGTCTGCGCCGGTGTTCTCCGCTCTGGACTTGTCCACGATGCGGACGAGCACGATGGAGACCGCCGTTCCAATGGGGGTGAACACCACCGTCCAGCAGGCCAGGGCGCCGGTGTACTGGTACTTGATGCTCAGGACGGCGAGGACGAAGCCCCCGGCCAGCCCCATGATAAGCAGCAGCACCAGGAGAACGGCCAGGCAGTTCGTGAAGCCCAGGCGCTCCAGGATGGCAAGCAAGCCGCCTTTCTTCTGGGTCAGCCTCTTGCCGCCGCCCATTACGCCAGGCCGTTGTTCTTGGCGAACCGGTAAAAGAGCTGGGCTGCCTGCTCCCTGCTCAACTGGTCCTGCCACATCATGTTGGGCTGACCGTCCGAAGTGGTCCCGTTGCCGGCAAAGAGCCCCACCCGGATGGCCCACTCACGGGCCTCCTTGGACCAGTCGCCGCAGTCGTTGTCCTGAAGACTCTGGCGGTATTTGGTCATGGCCACCGAGAACATCTCGTTGAACTTTTCCTGAGTCATGTCGTCCTCCTCATTTTCCAAGATTTCCTGCACTTCCGCCCGGAGGGCATCCATGCTCTTACCGTGCTTCGGGAGCCACTGGCCCATGTCGCTGTGGTTCGAGCCGTAGCCGGCCCGGTAGGACTCAGCGTGGTCGCTGATGCCGGAGACCGGGTAGTCCAGCTTGACGATGCAGTACACGTTCCACGCCACCAGCATCTTCCACATACGGTCGAAGTACCCCTGGTTCTTTTCCACGTCGTAGGCGATCATGGTCCCGCCGGCGTAGGTGTGACCGGCGGGCTCACAGACCTCCCACTGGATTTTGGTGTTGTTCCAGGACCCCTTCTTACCGGAACCACAGCCCCAGGGCCGTGCCTTCATGTCCAGCGTCACCAGGATGCGGCCCTCTCCCAGGTGGAAGTCGCCGAGGATGGCGTTCACGCCCCACTGTGCGCTGGCCTTGTTCATGGAGTTGAAGAAGACATCCGCCTTGGGCTGGGCGCAGCCCACCGAATGGTTGACGCAGCCCTGGTGGTCGGAGATGACCCGGCCGGAGCGGTAGGCTCCGTTCTGGGTTGCATGGCGGATCTCCATGTGGCTCTCAACGTATGCGATACACTCCTGAACCGTCATGGTCACGCCTCCTCGATGTATTCCCGGCCCCAATAGGGCTCCCCGTCCTCCGGGGTCTTCTGTACCGCATACCAGGCCCGGCCGCCGTCCTTGCGGAACTTCGGCTCCGTGGTCTTCGCACAGAAGCCGAAGGAGCCCTCGTCCTCGTCCAGCTCGGCCCGGCACATAGTCTTGGAGCACTCGGTATTCTTGGAAGGGTCGCACTCATAGAAGACCACCCGCTCATGGGTGTCCGCATAGACCAGGTAGCCGTTTTCCGGGATGATGTTCCTCATTCCTTGTCACCCGCCTCAGGCTCCCCGGCGTCGGCAGTTTCCTCCTCCGGGTCCGTGGTGCTCCCCTCCGTCGGCTCCTCATCGGCCGGGGGGTTCACGATTTTGGTCATATCGCAAAGGGCGTCAATCATTTCGGACAGCGCCTCGGTGTCCACGGGGTAGTTAATATACTCGGCGCTGGTCTGGACCATCGCCATGACCCACTCCTTACGGGTGGCGCCGTCGGCAAACTTGGTCTCGGCCTCCTCCATGAGGTCTACGACCAGGCCCAACAGGCGGGTCCAGTTCTTCTCCTGGACCGCCGCCTTCACAGCCTGGTACAGCTTCACGGCCAGGGGGATAGCGGCCGCCAGTCCGGTCAGGACGGCGACGATGATGCTTACGATCTGGTCTGTCATGTGAAATTCTCCTTTCAGTTCTCAGGCGCTTCTTCGGCGTCTCTCTCGTTGGACGATGACTTCAGGAAGTCATGCTCCCGGAGCCGGTCATCGTAGACCCGGCAGATGTTGGCGATGGCGTGGATGGCCCGGTTGTTCTTGTAGTCCTTGTGCTCATCGCAATAGTGCTCATAGAAGTCGATGTCTGAGAGCACGTCGATGAACTCCTCCTTCGTGTGCGGGATGTCCCGGAGCAGCTCATTGTTGAACCGCAGGATGCGGGCCCGGTGCTCATCGGCGTTCCGCTCATCGTCCATGCGGATATGGTCTGCCAGGTCTTTCTTGACCGTCTTCAGGTCGTTCAGGACCTCAGAATTGATGGCCCGCCCGATAGCTCTCGCCAGGGCGGACCACGGCTTGATCTGGATGGGGGCAACCTGCAGCAGCGTCATAACGACCGCCAGCAGGCCGCCCCCTCCCAAAAGAATTTCCTGTGCGTTCACATTTGGCCTCCCTCCTTACTCGATGAGGACCCACTGCCACAGGCCGGCGGTGTCGGGCGGCCATACGCAGGGGACCATATCGCCACCTTCGGCCACCTGGTAGACGTGGCCGTTGTAGCTGAAGTAGGTCCCGGCGTGGCAGTCCATTCCGTAGACCCAGGGGATGGGGTCCTCCAGGGTCCCGGCATGGCTCTCGTCGATGGGCCGGTACACGGCCAGCATCCCTTCAGCGTGAGGGGGCTGGCTCTCCAGCGGGGTCACACCGCCGGACTGGACCACCCGGTACAGCACCGAGCCGTCCCGGAGCACCGTGTTCTCCGCCAGCTTGTTGCCGGCCGCCAGCAGATCCTCCCAGGCCGGAAACAGGTCCGGCATCTGGAGCGCCTGGGCGTCCGTGATGTTGGTGGCCGTGGCGCAGAAGGCCATCACCGCCACCTGGGTCTGGGCGTTCAGGGCCTCGGCCTTGTCCGCAGCCTCCTTCTTTGCCCGGATAGCCTTCACGCTATCCTGTCTCCAATTCAATGCCATTACTGGAACCCTCCCTGAATAGAGCTGATATGGCCGCCGGTGCCGCTGGGTCCACGGGAGGCGATCACCTTGAAGTTGAACGCAAAGCCGTTGGCGGCCGTCTGGTTCTCGAACAGGTAGTTGGCCCCGCTCTTTACCTCACTGGTGGCATCCTCCCACACGGGACTGCTGTCCTTGGCGTTGTTGGTCACGAGCACCTGGAAGTCGGCGTCCGCCGGGATGTCCCCGGTCACCGACATGGCCATGATGGTGATTTGGTCGTCGGCCTCCATGGGCTCCGTCATCGTGATGGAGCAGGACGTCACCGACTTCGTGAAGGTAAGGCTGTACTCCGTGCTCTTGCCCCCGGAGTCCTGGGCCACCATCTTCATGGTGTGCTGGCCGTTCAGGAGCTGCTGGAAGTAGGTCCCCGTCACCTGGAACTGGTTCGTGGCCTCCAGCGTGGCCTCAAAGGTCCTCTTGGTGGTGGAGTCCATCTTCTCCGTCACGGTCACGTCGTCGCCGTCGGCATCGTCCACGGAGTAGTTGACCGTGAAGCCGGAGCTCTTGGTGCCCAGGTCGGAGCCGCTGGGCGTGTCGCAGGTGATGACCGGGGCCGTGTTGTTGTCCACGGTCCGGGTCTCACTGGTGGTCCATGCGCTCTGAGCGTCGTAGGTGTCGTAGGCCGCCACCCGGTACTGCACCGAGGTCCAGCCCTTCGTGATGGTGTCCTGGTAGCTCAGGGCGTTGCCCTGGAATACCTGGGTCCACTCCCCGGTCCCCACCTTCCGCTGGAGGATGTACCCCTCCAGGTTGCCGTCCGTGTCGGAGCTGGCCGTCCACGTCACAGTCAGGCTCTCACCGCCGATGACCGTCAGCGGGACCGTGATGCTGGGCGGGGCGCTGGGGGCGGTGTTGTTGATTACCGTCACCTGGTTGCTGGTCTTGTACCCGGACTCCAGGCCCTCGCTGTCGTAGGCTTTCACTCGGTACATCACCGTCGGGGTGCCAAACGTCACCGTGTTCGTGGTGCTCAGGGCGCTGCCCTGGTAAATCTGGCTCCACTGGCTGCCGCCGTCAACGGACTTCTCCACGATATACCCTTCCAGGTTGCCCTCGGCGTCGGTGCTGGCTCCCCAGGAGACGGTGATGGTACTTCCGCCGGAGATGCTGCTGGGGATCGTGATGCTGGGGGGCGTAGTCGGGGCCGTGTTCGTGGAAATGCTGCCGTCGTCAGAGACCAAGAGTGTAGAGGGCAATACCAAAGCGGGGCGGACGCCGTAAGAGTTGTTGGCGCCCCAGCGGTTGCAGTCGCCGTTGGAGTTCACGTCCCACACGCTGCTGGTGTAGTCGGTGTGCGGGGAGCGGAGCCACCAGTAGGTGGCGCTGCCGTTCAGCTTCGCCACACGTTTCTGCTGGGCTGCGCTGTCGTTGCCGGAGAGGAAGTAGGCCAGTTTGGCGCCATCAACCGGGAAATACTGGTTGACGCTCGTAGTGAAACCCACCTCATAGCCAGACAGCAGGAAAATCTTGCAGCTCAGGCCGTTGGCCCCGGTGCGGTCGGTGCCGCCGGAGCCGCCATTCTGGCGGTACGGAATTTTGACCTGCTTGATGGCGTTGCGGATGTCGGTGTCGTAGCGGTTAATCCAGGTATTATTCAGGTAGGAATGGATGTCCGAGCTCTCCAGCACGTTGGAGTTCCCGGAGTCCCACACCCGATTTTCGGCGATGTCCTGGCGCAGCAGCCAGGTGCCATCACAGCTCGTATCATAGGAGCTGGACGGCCGCCCCTGGTGAACCACGATGTAGTTGACGGCGGCCCCGTTCTCCTTCAGCTTGACGATGGAGCCGACCGACTTGGTGCCAAGTGCGACACTTGCCATAGAGATACCTCCTTGCATGAAAATCACCACGGCGGAGCTCCGTCGTGGTGTTGGGGTGCCGCTTCATTGGCGGCCTTCTGAGAGGCTTTCCGCCTCTGTTTGTACTCCAGCATCGCCTTCTGGGTCTTCGACAGCCTGATAGGGGCATGGCACCGTAGCTGAGTGCCGACGATTTCCGAGACCATGGCGGCGATCTCCCGCCGGAGCGTGTAGGTGTTGCCATGGGCCGCATGAGCGTCCCAGGCGGTCCAGCTATCCAGGATTTCCTGCTTCGTGGCCTTGCCGGCCGGGTAGTCCTTCTTCCATCCCTTGATTTTCCCCTTCATCCGCTTGACGGATGAGTGGCGGAGCTTTCGGATAATTTGGCCGCTCTCCGTGATATAGGTGTGAAAACCCAAAAAGTCTACCCCATGTCTCAGGGGAAAAATGTTGGTCTTCTCGTTGAGCTCCAGGCGGAGCCCGCCGAGGAAGGTCTCAATTTGCTTCTGACAATAGCGCAGGTACTCCTTGTCGGGGTGGATGAGCAGGAAGTCATCCATGTACCTGACGTAATACTTTATCCGAAGGCGCTCCTTCACGAAATGGTCGAACTCGTCCAGGAACAACAGGGCCAGGAGCTGGGATGTCTGGTAGCCGAGGGGCAGCCCATCCGCACTTGCGTCAATGTAAATGCACATGAGCCGGAAAATGCGGTCATCTACCACCTTCTTTCGTAGCTTTGCTTTCAGGATTTCATGGTCAATGCTGGCGAAAAAGTGCCGCACATCGCATTTCAGGACCCAGCCGTTGGTCGTGTGGTTCTTCCTCCAGTAGTCGGTCATGAAGCCCTTCAGCAGATCCAGGCCGTAGTGCATACCCTTCCCTATCTGGGAAGCGCAGTTGGCCGGGATGAAGCTGCGGGTGATGGCCTCATACAGAGCGTTGTCCACGATGGCGTGTTGGACCACCTTGTCCACGAACGCCGGGGCCTGGACCAGCCGGCGCTTTGGCTCGTAGACGTAGAAGACCTCGAACTTGCTGGGGACGTAGGTGTTGGTGTTCAGGATGTAGGCCAGGCGCTCGGTGAGCATGAGGGCGTTCGCCTCATACTGCGCTGCGCTGACCTTCTTTCTCTTTCCCTTTCGGGCCGACAGATAGGCCCGGTAGAGCGTCTCAAAGGTGCAGATTTCTTCAAAGGTCTTTTGCATGGGCATAAAAGCGGGGGCGGCCTCCACCTCAGAGCAGCGGGCCGCCCCCTTCCTCTCAACGCCGTGGCGGTGTGCTGCCAGGTGGCACCGCACAGTAGCCGGGCATCCCGTGGGACGCCCGGCATCGACGTAATGTGTTCATCCTCGGCCTCCCGGGGGACCGGGGATAGGATATGGCCCCCTTTGATGATGGAAACTCTGCTTTCAGCTATGCCTACTCGAACTCGTTCTTCCATCAGAGCGGGGCGGACGCCGTAAGAGTTGTTGGCGTTCCAGTTGTTGTAGTTGCCGTTGGAGTTCACGTTCCACACGTTGTTGGTGTTGTTGGTGTTCGGGGAGCGGAGCCACCAGTTGGTGGCGCGACGGGCCATACCCTAATACAAGGCGGGCGCCCCCGCCGAGTACCCTATTTTCGGCCGAAGACCCGGCCCACCGCATTGGCGATGATGGAGCCCAGCAGCTCGAACTCCTTGGTCCTCTCCTGCTGCCGGAGGGCCTTCGCTCTCTCGGTGTCCTTCTTCTTCCATGCGAGGGTCATGTACTTCACGTCGGCGATGAGCTTTGTCCAGTGGCCCATGCGCTTCATGCTGATATAGCCCAGGGCTTGGCTGATCTCCACCAGCTTCAGGAGCAGGTTGCAGTCGTTCAGGGCGGCGTGGATGAGGTCGAGCCGCCGGTCATACTCCGTCTGGAAGGAACAGTCGTTTGCGGCGTGGATATTCCTCACGATGGAGACCGCCGTCTCACGGGTGGTCTTGATGTAGGTGTGCAGGGCGCTCTTGGGGAAGCCCTGCTTGCTGTTGGCCTTCTTCATCCGGTCGATGTACTCCCGGATGAGGTCGTCCTTGGCCTCCTGCGGGAGCCCCAGGATAGTCTCCATCATCTTGATGACCTCGGAGAGCTCCAGGGTCTTGTCTCCGATGGGCTTGGTCACCACGAAGGTGTAGACCAGCAGATCCTTGGTCTTATTCCCCAGGACATACTCTTTCTCAGCCACGGCGGCACCTCCTGTCTACACACGGCCTGCGGGCGGCCGCAAGGTCCTCCGCCTCTCCCCGGAACACACAATAGTTCTGGACGATCAGCAGCGAAGCCGGGTGGCCCGTGGGAGTCCGGCCGCAGAGAGTGAGGCCGACGCTGTGCAGGGTTTCACACGGGGGTTCCAGCTCTGCGAACAGGTTCCCTACCAGGCACGACAGCTCCTCCGGCTTCACCGAGATAACCTGTTCCATCAGAACTCAATCCTTCCCTGGGCAGCGTTGTGGACGCCCTCGACGGTCACGCCGTCGAGGTTCTGGAAGGTGATGGTGAACGGGTTGCCGCTGACGTCGGTGCTATACATCAGCTCCAGCAGGGTGAGCCGGGCGTCCAGACCGTCCATCTCGGTGTGGATGGCCGGGTGGGCATCGGCATCGGCGTCGTGCTCGTCGATGAGCTCCTGCGCCTCCACCAGGAACTGAGGCAGGATGGTGGTCATGCAGAACTGCTCCACGTCGTCCGCCGTCATAAAGGCCAGCGCCGGGTAGGTGATGATGACCTGGACGTCGGTGCTCACGTTGATAGACACGGGGTAGCGGCGGATGTCGATGGCGCCGTCGTTGTAGGCGCTCACCCACTGCGGGAAGTCGCCCAGACAGCCGTAGTAAATCATCACCTCGTCGTCGCCGTCCATGGCGAAGATGCCGAACTCATTCAGCCAGAAGCCGGTGCCCAGGCCGCCGTTCAGGTCGGACCGGTACTCCACCACCATCTCCACCGAGTCCCCCTTCCTCAGAGGGTTCGTCGAGGTCGCCTGGGCCACCGGGGCCACCAGGTCGGTAAGGGAGGCAAGGTCCTCCTGGCTCTGGGGCTTGCCGCTGCCCACCATGACCCTGCTGATCTCCAGGGTCTCACCGGCCAAGAGCCCCGCAATCAGGGTCCGCCCGGCGCTCGGAATAAAGAAACCGTACTCTGCCATGTCTAATTTCCTCCTTCGATTTTTATTTCTGGCAGCCTGGTCTGCATGATGGACCACATCACCGGCACCAGGGGCACAGTCGCCTTCAGGTTGTAGTCGATTTCCAGCTCCGGGAGCTGCGTGGACATGACGCCCTGGAACACAGCTCCGCCCACCCGCAGCGTGGCCTCCATGGGCGGACTCTCCGTGGTCGCCGTCAGCTTCAGGTCTACACCGCCGGGGCGGATGATGGGCATTTCCAGCAGCTCTCTCGGGTTCGTCTCCGGGTCCAGCGGCGGGGTGGTCAGCAGGATGGTGGCCGGGACCTCCGGGTCTGTGTGGTAGTACACCGGGGTCTTGTCCCAGAACATCTTGATGCCCTTCATAATCGACCAGTAGGTGCAGTCGTTGGTGTTCAGCAGGATCTTCCACTTCAGGAGCTTGCGGTAGAGGTCATCGTCCAGCACCTCGCCCTCATAGGACTGTTCGACCATGACACGGGCGTCATATCGGGACAGCACCACGATTTCCCCGATGATGTCGAGCTGGGCGCCGGTGCAGGCGTCCAGGTCCAGCAGGTTCAGCAGGGACAGCAGAAACTCATAGACCTCCTGGAGCTGCCGGGCATAGGAAGCGACGACCACGCCGATGTTCTTCCTGCCCCTGAACTGCTCCAGGAGGTCATTGACCATTTTCTCGTAGTAGTTGAAGTTGTACTCAGTCATCCAGCGCCACCTCAATCCTGGAGGAGCTGGTCACTGCCCGCTCCCGCTGGGAGACCTCCACGCTCTTATCCGGGTAGCTGGACGGCTGCCCTTCGGCGGCGGAGGTGGTCTGGTAGACCGAAATGTCGATGTAGCTGACGCCGGGGACCTGGGCGTAGATGTCCTTCAGGAACTGCTGCGGGATGACATCTTCCCCGGTGCCCAGGGCGTCCATGGCTTCCACGATGGCCGTCTCGACCAGCTCCGCATAGTTGGCCGGGACCAGGCTTGCCCTGGAGATGGTCAGCGTGGCCTTGAACCAGCAGTAGATATACGTCGGCCGGTTGAAGCAGACCTCGATGGTGTCATCGTCCTCCCCAGGCACATCCACCGAGACGGAGCCATAGGTGGTGATGCCCCCGGCGCTGGTGGCCAGTATCTGCTCGGCGATGTCGCTGTTGCTGCCGCCGTCCACCACCGCCTCGATACTGTGCGGGGGGCGGCCGGCCTCGTCGGTCTGGTTGGTTCTGTTCTCATAGACCTGGGCCGCCGTCACGCCGGGGCAGTTGGTGAGGATGGCCGACCGGATGCTGTCCACCATGCGGGTGGACCGGTTGTAGATTTTGTCCGTGTAGCTCTGGCGGAGCTCCACGTCGGTCTCCAGCAGGCGGCCGGAGATGTAGCCGCACAGGTTGGTACAGCTCAGGAAGCCGGTGGGGGCCGTGACGATCCTCGTGATTGCCCCGTTCGGGAGGCTGACCTCTCCGGGCTCCTCGCTGGCAAAGTTGATGATGGCCGTCACGCTCTGGGTGGTCAGGTTGTCGGTCAGCAGCATGGCGTTTTCAGACTCCACATCCGCAGCTTCGATGACCAGCAGCTCATTCTCGCTGTCCGGGGTGGCGGTGAACGCCTTTACCTCATCGGCATTGATGAGGGCCCCTATTCCGCCCAGGACCTCCCCAGGACCGTCGCTTTGCTTGCAGGAGTAGGAGTATAGGGTTCCGTTCAGAGCGACCGTATAGGCTTCCCCAGCCTGCAAAGAGACCACTTTGACCTTGGCCCTGTTGAAAGAGGACCGGGAGATGGTTTTCTGCTCGGAGGACAGGAACTTGATGGCCGGGTTGGTGTCCGACTCAATCAGCGTGTTGGCGTCCAGGGTGATGCCCTCCGTACACTCACAATGGATGGGATAGTAGGTGCTCCGGGGCGGTTCCCGTGTGGTCCCGCCGAACTGGACGGCGTTGTCCAGGGGCGCCCCCTCCGCCGACATAGGGGACAGGTTGTGGTAGATGTCCGCCCCCAGCTCCCAGAGCTCGGCGATCTTATCCGCCATGCTGGTGTTCATCACGTTCAGGAAGGACCGGGTATTGGACCCCACCTGGACGCCGAAGCCCTCCGACTGGTCGGCATTGATTTCGGACAGGATGGTGTCAAACCGTTTGATGCGGAGGCCGGTCTCTGTAATCCCGTACTCAGACATTTATCAGCACCTCCTCGCTGAAGTTCTCTCCGTCGGCTGTGCCGTCGAAGGTGATGGTAGCCACCCGGCTCTTGGCGTCGATGACCACCTGCAGGTTCTTCACGTCCGTCATCCCATCGACGGCCATGATTTCCGTTCTCAGAATTTGCTTGATGCCCTCGATGTCCGGCTTCTTCACCATGATGCGGTCGAAGTATGGGACCCCGGCCTCCGGTGCGAAGCGCCACTCCCCGAACAGCCACCGGAGGCGGATCTCCACCGCCTGGCGGACAGACTGCGTGAGCATCACGTCCCCGGTATCACTGATTTCCAGGTCTCCGGTGCGGTCCAGCTTCAAGTCATACATACCTCATCCTCCTATGAAAACATCGGAGCTCCCAGAAGCTACCGCCCCGGAGCCACTGTGCGCTGCCAGGGCGTCGCCCTTCCTGGCAGCCGGTTTTCCGTTGATATTGACCGAGCCGCTCCCGGCGGCCACCGCTCCCTGGGAGCTGCCGCAGCAGCCGTCCGTCTCCGTGGTGACGCTTCCGACGGTCGCCGCCGGCCGGCCGTTGATGAACACGTTGCCGGAGCAGCCGGAGCTTATCTGGCCGCCGAAGGGTTCTGGGCTGTGCGGGGGGATGTGGCCGGAGTGCTCCCCGGCGGTGGTCCCGGACACACTGTCGTTCATCCTTGCCGCTTCTGGCATAACTTCGACCTCCTAAGCAGCTCCTCATAGCATCTCCGATATTCCCACCGGCTTCTCCAGTCCGCCGGCCACATCATCAGCTTGGCAAAATCCAGCATTAGCACATAGGGCATATTCGTTCCCTCCCTCAGTTCAGATTGACCACGCCGCCGGTGGTAGTCAGGTTCCCGGTGATGGTCACGTTGCCGTTGATGTTCACCGCTGCGGCGTCGATTTGCACCAGGCCGGACTGGACCTTTACCCTGGTGCCCTGCACATCGACGATGACGGCGCTGGAGCTGGTGGCCTCAGCCATGACGCTGTTCCCCTGGGCAAAGAGGCCGACGATGGCGACGGCGTTGCTCAGGTCAAACTTCAGGTCTGTCCCGGTGTCTCGTTCGTAGAGGAACTGGTCCAGAGCCTGCTCCGAGAACACGATGAGGCAGCCGTCCCCGGCCTTCACCGGGTATGCGATGGTCACACCTTGGGCGGAACTCTGCGGGAATACCACCGGGACGCCGGTGATTTGAGGGTAGTCCACCATCTCCCCTTTCGGGGTCTTGATTTTCATGGACGGGAGCACCGTGGCCTGGCAGGTGGAGCCGTCGAAGGACACCACCTTTCCGGGGACACAGGTGTGGACCTGGGCCAGCATACTGTCCACGGTCTTCTTGGTCTGCTCCACGAACTCTCCATACTGGTTGCTCATCCTGTCACCTCCAGGACCCTCGCCTTACACTGCCAGGCGCCGCTCAGGTTGTCCCCGTCGATCTCCAGGGAGTAGACCCGGAAAAAGCCGGTCAGGTACTTGCTCTGGACCTGCACATAGTCTCCGACGCCGATGGCCCCATTCAGGAGGTACACCAGGTCGTAGCCCATCTGCGGGGTCCCGGCGTCGTCGGAGCTGCTGATTTGCACCCGCTCCGGGATTTCGATGAGGCCGGTATCCGGGCCGATGACATAGACCTCCCGGTTCATAACGTCCCCCGGCTTTTTGATTTGGAGGACGCCGTTCTGGATGGACCACTCCAGGCCGCTCACGGCGCAGGCTTTGGATAGGGCGTTCTTGGCCTGCCCGACGAAGGAAAAACCGTTCGGGATGTCGGCGAAGGCGGCGTTGTAGCTGTATGTCACAGTCAGGCCCATCTGGGTGGCCGTGTCGTCCAGGATTTTCTTGGTGTTCACCAGGCCGGCATACGACATGGAGACCCAGGTGTCCCGGACCTCCATGAGCCCATCGACGACCTCGATTTCCGTCAGCATATCGGAGCCGTCCTTCCGGGTGCTGGTGTGGGAGACCGTGCCGGAGAGGATGACCGGTAGCGTGTTTCCGTACCCCGCCTTCAGCAGCAGGAAGCAGTTCTCGGCCTCCAGCGTCGCCAGGTTCTGCTTGTTCAGGTTCCAAACCTGGACCTTGGCCGTGTTGCTGCTCTCCAGCTCCTGCTTCTGCACCGAGAAGCTGATATGGAGGGCATACGGAGAGGTGCCGCCGATTTCAAAGCCGACCGAGCCGGGCGGCCCGGCGCTCATGCGGTACTGCCTGTCAAAGTTCTTCATGCCTCCTCCTTCCTGAACGCAAAAAGGGAGCCGCCCCAGGCGACTCCCTTCTGCTTCTGTCTATTTGATTTTCTGGATCTCCTGCTTCAGCAGTACGGCTTGCAGGATGATGGCGTCGAGCCGGGCCAGCACGTCAGAGTTCGTGCTTCCGGCCACGGGTTCCGGCTGGTGGAAGGTCCTGATGCCGATGTCCTCCAAAGCCTCCTCCCGGCGCTCACGCTGCTCCTCCACCGGGGCCCCAGCCTCCCGGCCCAGCTTGGCGGCGATCTCCAGGCTGATTTGCCGGACCTGCGGGATGACCTCCGAGGTGAACCAGTCCTTCACCTCCTGCGGGGCCGGCTTGCGCTCCAGGAACTTCATGGCGTTCTGCTCATCGAAGCACCGGAACCGGCGGACGCCCCGCTTCTTGCTGTCGATGTACTCCATGTTCCTGAGCACCGACTCGACCGGGTAGAGGCCGGTGTTGGAACACTGCACCACCTTCGTGGGGGCCGAGTACCCGGACATGGCCGCCAGGTCATACCCGCAGTAGAAGGCGGTCCCGTCGGGGTCGAAGGTGACACGCACCTCCCGCTTGCGCTTGTCGGTGAACTTCCGGTAGATATTAGACATCCCGCTCACCTCCATAGAGGCGCCGCCGGAGGTTTTTATACCGGGCCTCGAAGATTTCCTTCAGGATGACGATGGCCCGCTCCGTCTGCTCCTCCCTGCCCTCCGAAAAGCTGTTGTCCACCAGGTCGATGACGACGCCGACATCTCCCATGCGGATCACTTCGGTCTCGATTTCTCTCACATTGTCCACTTACGACCATTCCTTTCGTAAATCTCCCTTGAAAGAAACACACGGCTGTGGTACAATGACCGCAGCCGAGAGGTTTCTTTCGGTGGTGGATAAGGGACGATGCAGCTTTTGACGGGGCTGGGCATCGTCCCTTTTTTCCGTCCTGGTTACAGTCTCATTCTAACTTACCATCTCGGTAACGTCAAGTCATGTTACCGATGATATGACGCCGGAGCGAAATGTTACCGGGACGGTCAGTAGTTCGAGCGTAGCGAGAACTACGGTACTATAAGATATGGTTAGGTATGGTATGGTTAGGTATGGTTACGGTGGATTTTCCAGAGAGGTCTCCGGTACTTTCTCCGGTCTTTTCTCCAGCGTTTTCTCCGTGGATATTCCAGCGGAGAAAATCACTGCTGGGCTGGCATGAACACGAACTGAGCGTTTCCGTTCAGGAAATCTTCCCGGCCGATGGACTCCAGCTCTGAGATGGCGCCGAAGGCACCGGCCGGGAGGTCCAGGTGACCATAGGGCAGGTTGAAGGGGAAGCTGGGCACCACTCGGATGCCCTCAATGATGGGCTGCCGGTCGCTGGTGTAGAGCCCCCACATCCACCGCTTCGGGGCGTCGAGCCAGGTGAAGCGCATCTGGTAGGCCGTGCCGCTCAGGACCACCCTGGAGAAGCTGTCGTTCATGTCCGGGACGGTGATGGTGATATAGTCCACGCTGTCACCTCCTCAAATCAGGCCGGCCGACGACGCCACGTTGTAGAGGATGGAGCCGGAGGTCTCCTTCTTCGAGCCGGAGCCGCCGCCGGAGCCCCCGGAGCTGCCGGAGCCGCCGGAGGACGATGTACTCCCGGTCCCCGTGCTGGCGGTTCCGGCGTTGGCCCCGGTGGTGCCGCTCTTGCCATAGCTGGCAGGGATGGTGGTCGTTCTGGTTTCTGTGGTGGGGACCTCCTGCAAGCTGAGGGACACCTCTTTGTCGAAGCCCAGGTCGGTGGACTTCTTAATCTGCATCGAGGTGATGCCCATGTTGCTGAAGGTCCCGCTGGGGGTGACCACCGTGAAGGTGGTCTTCTTGAAATACAGCTCCTTCAGCATGGCTTCCGTCTCTGAGACGGAGCGGGCCCTGCCCCGCCAGGTCAGCGGTGTATCGCTGATAAGCAGGGTCAGGGGCAGCTCCATGGGCTGAAGGGCGATGTTGTCGCTGACGGAGAACCCGGTCTCCACGGGGTAGCTCGGGATGTCCGCCGAGTAGGTCTGGGTCTCATTCAGGAGGGCGGCGAACTCGATGCCCGCCACGCTCACGGGCTGGATGTTTCTTCTGGGCATGAGCATCACCTCGCATACTGCAAAGCACGGGCCAGCTCTGCGGTGGAGTCGTCTGCGGCCTTGTTCATGGCCTCGGAGGACTTCTGCTGCCCGGCCCGGTCGCCCTCGAATTTGTTGTTGATTTCCACGTTCTGGACAACGCTCTTGCTGACCTGGTTGGACCCGGTGGCAACGGCCGCCGTGGCCGGGCTGACCACGTTGGCCTTGGTCATGACGGACATATCCCCGGTGAGGGTCTCCAGGGCGCCCTTGACCTTCTCACGGCCGGCGGTGATGCCTTTGGACATGAGGTCGATCATGTCGGGCATATAGGTGTCGAAGTCACTCAGGGGGCCGGCCTTCGGCTTGGAGAAGCCGATGAAATCCCGGATGCTCTGGGCTATCCCACCGATAGCGTCGCCGACCCAGGAGATGGCGCCCTTGATACCGTCCACGATGCCCTGGATGATGTCCTGGCCCCATTTGACCGCCTGCTCTGGCAGCGAGGTAATCCATTCGATGGCGGCCGTGAAGCCTTCCACGATGGCGTCCTTGATGGCCGTCACCCGCTCCACCACGGCGTTCTTGATGTTGTCGAAGATGCCGGAGAAGATGCCGACGGCGGTGTCCCAGATAGACGTGATGATGGTCAGGGCGCCGGAGATGATATTCTTTATCATCTCCCAGATGGCAGCGGCGATGTCCTTGATGGCCGTCCATGCTCCCTCCCAATCGCCGGTGAAGACGCTGGCAAGGAAGCTGATAATGCCTGCGATGGCGTCCAGGAACGGCTGTATCAGGGAGACCAGCGTGTTCCAGATGGTGCTGAACACCGTGATGATGGTCTCGCCCCAGGTGTCCCAGAACCGCTGCAAGGCCCCGAAGATGACCTGGGCTGCGTCGGAGAGGGCGTTCCAGAGCGTTACACACAGGGTCTTGATGCCCTCCCAGATGCGGGAAAAGGACTCCATGACGGCCTCGCCGTTCTCCTCCCACCAGGCGGACAGGGCCCCGAAGATGGTCTGTGCAGCCTGTTTGATGACCCCCCAGGCCGTGAGCAGGAACTCCTTCACGGTGCTCCACGCTTTCAGGATGGTCTGGCGGGCGTTCTCCGCCCCGATGCCGGCCTTGTCGAACAGGGAGCCGATGAGGCTGTTCTCGCCCTTCATGAAGGCGATGAAGTCCTGGACCAGCAGGGCGATGACGGCCACAACTGCGATAAGGGCCAGGACTTTAAGCCTGGCCGCCATGAGGGTCTTGTCTATCTTCTGGAGGGCTGACAGGAGGGACAGCACCTTCGGTATCGCCATGACGCCGAAGGCGGCGGCCGCCACCGTGCCGATGAGCCGGAACAGGTTTTGTGTGCCGCCCAGCTTGTCGGCCAGCCATTCCACCCTGGTCTGGACCCTTCGCAGGACGTCCATGCCCAGGGTGAACGCTTTGACCATCGTGGTCCCGATGGCTTGGGAGATGCCCAGGGACTCATCCATATCAGCGACCCACAGGCCGAACTGGTTGCGGATGTTCAGCAGGGCGTCAGAGATTTTGAAGCTCGTCCCAGCGAAGGCAGCGGCGATCTCGTCGGCGTTGTCCGTGACCGCACCGGCCAGGTCCGCCAGGGTGATTTTACCGTCGGACACCATCTGCTCCAGTTGGTCAGAAGTGGTGCCCAGCCTCTCGTTCAGCAGAGCGATGTACTCCGGGGACTGCTCCAGCAGTTGGCTTATGGTCTCGGTGTCCACCACGCCACGGGCGAAGGAGTTGTTGATGGACTCCATGAGGCCGGAAATCTGCTCGTTGGTCTTGCCGGCCGTCTTGAACAGCATGGTCACGGCGTCGTTGTAGGCGATGGCCTCATCGACGGTGCCAAAGAGCTCTGAGTTCTCCTGCACCAGCTTCGTGACCATGTTGGCCGTCTCAGCGTATGAGGTGCGGGTCCGGTTGGCGGAGTCCAGTATCTTCCGCTGGATCTCCTCCTGGTCGCCCAGCAGCTTGGTCCCCTGGGCGATCTGGTCGTTGGTGGTTCGGAACTCCTCAGAAATCTGGTTCAGGTTCACCAGGGAGAAGCCGATGCCGATGGCTCCGAGTATCTGACTGGCCTTGTCCTTCAGGCTCTTGATGCCCTGCTCGGCCTTCTTCTCTGAGGTTTCGTCGATCTGGTAGCCCAGCGCAATAAACAGCTCACGGAGGGTCAACGGCTACCACCTCCCTCCGCTCTCAATTCTTCCAGGTGGCCGGCCTCCACGTCGTTCTCCATCTGGTAGAGGGCGTAGAGCTTCAGGGCCTCATCGAGGGTGTAGCTCTCCTTCAGCTCCGTCATGGTGGCCAGCCGAGCCTTGATGAGGATATACATCCTCATCTCCAGCTCCGTGAACTGCGTCAGGTCAAGGGTGCCGAATTTTGCGTAGTCTGGGCTTTCTGGAACAGTTCGCCGACCAGACCAAATCGGGCGGCGAGCTTCTTGAAAAAACCGCTGAAGTTAATCTGGATGACGTACCACATGAGCACGAACATATCCTCGACCTCGCCGCAGAAAAGCTCGTCGGCCAGGTCCTTGGTCAGCAGCTTCGCCTTGTCGATGTCCGGGCCCTCCACCGAGATGTTCTTGTTCTCGATGAGCAGCTTCATACTCAGGCGCTCCAGCTTGTCGCCGGAAAGCCCAGAAAAGGCCCCCTGCATAGAGGGGGCCATATCTGCTACATCCGTGTCCAGGACCTTGCCGTCCGGGGCCCCGACTGCCTTGACCACCAGGGGGGCGAGAGCTGCCAGGATGGGCGTGGCCACGTTTGCGAGGTCGCCGGTCATGTTGGCGGCGGTGAAGGCCGAGAAGGGCCGGATGTAGAAGGTGTACTCACCGATTTCTTTGGTAACAGGGGTCAAACGCTTCATGACTTTGCCTCACTTTCTTATTCTTCCAGGGTGGCCTCGCCGGTGTGGATCTCCCACTCACGGGTGCCGGCCGCCTTGCCGAAGCCACGGGTTGCGGGCTTGGGGACCCACGCCTCATCAGCGGAGAACAGCATACCGCCCTTCATGTCCTGGATCATCAGGGACTCGATGGCGTCGCCGGTCTGCTGGTCCCGGTTATACATCTCCTGGAAGTAGCTGTTGCTCTCGCTCATCTGGTCCAGCGTAACTTTGACCGCAAAGGTGCGGTCGGGGCTGATAGAGCGAGTGACCTCGCCGTCGGCACCGATTTTCTTGGTGGTGCCGTCACCGCTGGGCTCGATGCTGACGAAGCTGTCCTCGGCGTAGCCGGTGACGATGTGGGTTCCGATGGCGATGTTGACTTCCTTCGGGTTGTAGGTCTTAACCTTTCCTGCCATGCTTCACACCTCCTCAGTAGGAATAGACCAGGGAGCCGTTGACGTTGACGACGTGGATGGCCCCGGCCAGGATGGCGGAGAAAGTGCAGTCCTCCAGGGTGCGGGACTTGCGCTGGGTATCGCTCAGGTCGGCAGCCAGGGGGACCGAGGTGGTGAAGCCGGGGATGAGCTCGTCGTCGCTGTTGTACTGGTCCTCGGCGATACCGCCACGGCGGGTGCCCTCCTTCAGGCTGGCGATCATCTGGTTCCGCACCAGGCCGATGCCCTTGTCGGTGTACGGCACCTTGGGCCGCTTCACCAGCAGGTTCAGGATGCGGAGCTGCATATCGTTCTTCAGCCAGTCACGGAAGCGGATGACGTCGATCCACTCACCGGCCCGGACCTTGCCGCCCTGCACCAGCCCGGTATCGCCCACCTGGATGTAGTAGCTGGCGGGGTCCTTGTCGATGGTGTCGATTTCCGTGTCGGTGAACTTGGACATGGACACGGAGGCCAGGGACTTATTCACCCAGGTCTCAGAGCCTGCGTCATAGGACAGGAAGCGCACGGCCATGGCGACGTGCTTGTAGGGGTCCCCGGAGCCGGCGTCATCGCCGTAGCAGATGCCGAAGGTCCGGTAGTAGGTGTTGGTCACGGGGTTGTCGGCCGGGTCTGCGTAGGCATACCCGAACATCTTCTCACGGGCCTCGGTCCACTCGGCCATATCCTCCAGGTCCTCCTCCGGGATGCCGGCGGCCAGGGCCACATACCAGCCGTTCTCGGACTCGGCCCGGCTGAGGGTGGCGGTGGGGGCCTCCAGGGTGCTGCCCTCCGTGGTCTTCTGGACGGCGATGTAGATTTTCTGGGGCTTGACCGACTGGCTGAAGGCGATGCGGGCGGCGATGCCGACCGGGTCTGCGCTGTCCCCCTCGGAGACCCAGCCCATCTCATTGACGGCGGACAGGCTGGTGTAGACGCCGACGTCCGGGATGGTCACTTCCTCCAGCGGGGTCTTGGGAGCCGGACCGACGATGAGGATGTTGTCGAAGCTGGCGCCGCTGGACACAACGGTCTGGAGCTCGATGGTGATGTTGACAATCCTATCGAGGTTGCTCATTTGCTTATCACTCCTTCGTTTCTTCGATTTCGACCTGTGTGAAGTAGCCGACCGTCTTCTCGGCGATCTCGGCGGTGCGGCCGCCGCTGTCGGTCTCTGCCCACTCAGGCTCAATGTGGGGCGGGAGCACCTGGCCGGGGTGTTCGGGGTCCGGTTCGTCCACCTTGACGCTGGACTCATCCAGGATGCCGCCGTAGCCGACGGTGGCCATGGTGAAGTTCACGTCGAACTCGACCATGGCCCGGTACTCATAGCTCGTGTCGTTGATGATGGTGGAGACATCCTGGACGGGCCCCGCCGTCAGGATGGTGAGGTCATGCCTCCCGAACTCGGTGACCATCAGCTTCGAGGTCATGTAGTTCACATAGTCGGTCAGGTCTCCGACCGCTGTGTTCTCCATTCCCCCGTTGGAGAGCTGGTGTCCGTTGGTAAAGAGCTGGACCTCCAGCTTCATGGACGCCGGGTAGTAGTCGCAGGGCTCCCCGTCGTAGGTCGCTTCGTTGGGGAAGGTGTTGACCTGGAGAGCCCCGAACTTCATGGTCACCATGGGCTTGGTCTTCTTGACCTGCTTCGTGTTCGCCATGGTGACGGTGGCGTTGGCGAAATAGCTGACCGTGGCGTCGTAGATGATGCTCCGGGCGTCGTTGTAGGTCACGGGCCCACCTCCACTTCTGGGGGCGTCGTGGTGGGACCAGGGGGAACCACCACGAACTCCGACTCGTAATGGGACAGTATCGTGTGGTCCCAGAGCTGACAGGACTTGCACTCGTACCACCGGCCATGATAGTACAGCCAGTCTCCGGGGGTGCCGGAAGCCTCATCTGCTGTGTTGAATTTGGTGCTGCCGATGGACTTGATGTGCAGAACGGTCCTCTCGCCTTCAGGAAGTGCCTGCAAATCGTCCGAGGACAACGGCTGGACATCTTCCATGGCTACCACGAAATCCTCGTGTGGGGCGCCTGAGACGCCTTTCTCGACCGTTTCATCTCCGAAGCGGCGGACGATGTAATCCTTCTTGAAAAAGCTGAACAGCATCAGTTCCTCCCCTTTCTGTCGATGATGGTCGTGACTGACTGCCTCATGTGGCCGGTGTCTATCAGGGGCTTGTCGGAGCCCTTCTTCTTCACGGTGCTGGGGGCGTTGGCCGGGAAGTTCCCGTCCTTGATGGTCTCCTGCACCAGACCCTTCATGAACACGGCCGTCTTCTTCAGGACTTCTTCGGCCGTCGTCCTGCCGGCCAGCAGGGCTTTGAGCTGGGCCTGGCAGAAGGCGTTTATCTTGTCCTTGTTGTTGTCCACGCTCTGGCGGAGAAAAGGACGGCTCGGGGCCGTAGCGGTCCCGAGCTCGTTCCATAGGGCAACGTCGAGCAGGTCCACGGAGGAGTACACCACGGACTCCCCCTCCCGTTCCTTGGCCGGGGTCCCGCTCTGGAAACCGACGTAGGCAGCCAGCTCCTTCAGCTTATCCAGCTCCGCCATGAGCTTTCTCCCCTCCGGGGTCATGCGGTCTATGACGGCCATCAGCGTTCACCTGCCGATGTGATGGGCATGATGAGCAGCCGCCGCAGGTTCAGGAACTCCAGGCCGTAGGGCGTCAGGGCGTACCAGCTATCGGTGCCAGTGTTGATGTTGGCCGTGTTGAAGGACACATTCACGCTGGCCTCGGCTACGCTGGCAAGCTGGAAGCCGGCGGCGGCCCCCCCTTCGCCGGAGGAGCCGCCGATGACCGACACACCGAGCCCGGACAGCTTCATGCGGTGGGCCGCAAGAAGGGCCAGGGCCTGGTCAAAGAGTTTTCCGAAGCGGGACTTGCTCACCAGGGGGACGCAGAGCTCCAGGAACTTCTGGACCTGCTCATCACTGACAGCCTTGAACTCCGGTGCGATGGTCCGCAGGATGTCCAGAGCCTTGCTGCCGTCCATGACTTAGCCCTCCTGCAGCTTCTCGATGAGCTTCTTCTGGAGGGTGGGGATGGTGTCGCCCTCCTCCACCTCGATGCCCTGTTCGGCACAGGCGGCGTCCAGCTCACCACGGTTCATCTTCTTGATGGCCCGGACCTGCTCCTCGATGGCAGCCACACGGTCGGCCGCTTCCTTGGCGGCACGGGCGGCGGCCTCCTCCCTGGCGACGGCCTCAGCGGCGTCGTCTCTCAGGGTGGTCTCGGCCACCGCCTTGGAACAAAAGGGCTGGTCGCAGGACAGGGTGCCACGCTCAATCAGGAAGCCCACCACAGGGTTCCCCTCATAGGACTTGGGCAGGGGTGCGGTCATGCCGGGCAGCAGAGCCAGCTCACCGATGTTGACGATCTTCTTGCCGTTGTTGGTGACGTTCATACTCGACTCCACCTCAGTTCTCGGACACACCGACCGCAATCAGGGCGGACAGCGGGTAGTAAATCATGGCGCCGACCACACGGGACTCGCAGGGGATGATGGTCTCCAGCTTCTCATACTGGAGGGGGTGCTGGTAGAAGGGCATCGGGATCTCGATGGCCAGCTTCTCGGGGTCCTTGGTGTAGAGCAGGGCCACGCCCTTGCCGCCGGTGGACGCCTTGGCGTAGGGGTTGGTGTCGGTGGCGTTGGCGTTCAGCTCGGCACACTGAACGATGTCCTTGATGCCGGGCAGGTTCTCCTTCAGGAAGGTCAGGGTGGTGATGTTGGTGTCGGGGATGCGCTTGGTCGCCAGGTCGATGTAGGTATCGCTGGGCAGCGCCAGGTAGTCGGGGTGCTCCACGTTCATAGTGGTGGCGTTCACCTGCTGGAGCATGGCGCTGATGTCCGCCAGGATCTCGTCGGCGGTCTTGTCCTTCCAGGAGGTGTCTCCGTTGTCGTTGGCCTGGATGGTGAACACCGGGATGTCGTTGTTCTCGTCCAGGACGCCGGGCAGCTTGGCGGTGGCGTCGCCCTTCCAGGCGATGATGTTGGTCAGGCGGTCAATCTGGTAGCGGGCGGTCTCGGCCTTCCGCACATCCAGGGACTTGCCGGCCATACGGGAGGCCCGCATTTCCTGGACGGAGTAGCCATAGCTGTCGCCGATGGACTTCACGGGGACGGTGGTGGGCTCACCCTTCACATCCACACGGGGCAGGTCGGTGGCGTAGTTGCTGATAATCTTCGCCATGCCGGTCTTGTCGTAGGAGTAGTAGGTGACGGTCTCAGCGCCCTCGGGGACCTCGTGGGTCACAGGGAACAGGGTCAGGGCGGTGAACTCAGGGTACAGACGGTCGTAGGTCTGGGACTTGATGTAGTCCAGCTCACGGGCGAAGAAGACAGCGGCGTCCTCCGCAGAGTCGAACCGCAGGGCGGGGTTCTCGCTCAGAGTGACCGGGATGTTGCTGCGGCGCAGAGCGTCGTAGTCGGCCTGGTCGTAGGTGGCGGAGGGCATATTGGCGTCATATCTCATTCTCATGGTTCAAATACCTCCATTCTTTATCAGGCTCCGGTGCTGTCGGTGCCGGGCTTCCACTTGCTGTCGGTGCCGCTGTACTTCAGCACCTGGCCGTCGGTGGCCGGGATGGTCAGGTCCACATCGCTCAGGTCGCCCAGGGAGGTGGCGCCACCGCCGCCGGAGCCGGAAGCTGCGGCGCTCTGGTAGAACAGCTCCACCGGGGCCACGTCGCCGGTCCCCTTCTCGCCGATGAAGCGGCCGGGGACCTCGATGGTGTCAGCCCCGGAGGTCTTGGTGAAGGCGCCGGCGTTCTCGCCGGTGATGATGAGGTACAGCTTGTCGCCGTAGGCGGGGGCGTCGGTGGGCTTGATGCGGGCCCAAATCTTGCCGTACTGGAGCACACCGATGGCGGCGCCGGGGGAGATGAAGACAGCGCCCTCGCTGTTCATCTCGTTGGTGTAGCCGTTCACGGTGATGCCCTCGAACTTGATGGCGGTGGCACCGGTGGCCGGGATTTTGATGTCGGAGCCAGGGGCGGAGCCCTGGACGACGCCCAGGCCGAACTTCATGGTCAGCCCGGTCTCGGCATTGATGCGGGTGTTTACGGCGTGGGCAGACAGGTCATAGAGAGCACCTGCGGCACCACGGGGGGTCGCCTGAGAGTAGGTAGTCTGAGCGCTCATTACTTGTTACCTCCATTTCCCATGTTGTCGATCATGCGCTGACGGGCAGCCTTGGCCCCGGCGGGCTTGGACCCGGCGCCGTCAGCCCGGCGGGTCCCGTTCATCATCTGTGCCCGCTGGTAGTTGGTGTCCTTGCGGGCGTTCATGGTGTCCTTGGCCAGATCGAAGGCAGCCTTGATGTAGGCGGGGCTCTTGCCGTCCAGGCGCATGGTGGGGTTGACGGCCTTGATGATGGCCTTCTGAGCATCCAGGACGCCCATGGTCTCGATGCCGTCCAGGTGCAGCTTGTCGCCCAGGCGGACCAGCTCGATGCGGGTACGGAAGATGGCGTCCGCAGCGTCGGCGTTGATGGCGGAGCCCTTGTCGTCGCCGTCGGTGCAGTTGTCATCGCCGTCCTTGGCGGTGGTGTCCTCGCCGTCGGCCTTGGGAGTGCCCTCGCCGGCGGCGGAGTCGAAGTCCTGCTTGGCCTTCATGCCCTCGATGACATCCAGCAGGGTGCAGATGTCCTCATCCTGCTGGGCGATGACGCCCATGGCCTTGTCCATGTCGTCGGGGTCGCCGTCGGAGTCCCGGCGGTCCCGGCGGTCCTTGACCATCTGCACGGGGTCATCGCCGTCGTTCTTCTCACCGCCCACGGCAGCGGGGGCCGCCGGGGAGACGGCAGAGCCGGCGTCGGCGGCGGGGGCGGTCCCGGTGGCAGGCACAGGGTCGTCACCGTCTGCGCCGGGGGTCCGGGCCGCCTGGCGGTCCTTGTACGCCTTGATGGTGGCGGCCAGGTCCTCGGGGGTCATGGGGGTTCCGTCGTTTCTGTTGGTGTTTGCCATGTTCTTCTTTCCTCCTTTGAGTTTCCTGACAAAACCGTCGATGTTCAGCCGGGCCTTCTCACCAGCCCTGGCCTTCTCGACGAGCGCCAGATGGTTGATGCGGATATTCCGCTGGATGGCGTCGTAGGGCTGTCCCTTCCAGACGCCGGGGGTCCTGTCAAGGTCCAGAGCGTAGCCCAGGGACAGCTCCCGGAGCCCGCTCTTTTTCATGATGTCGGTATCGTGGATGATGATTTCGGCCCGGACGTTCTCGCCGTCCTGATAGCCTTCGGAGAGTATGGTCCCGATGTGTTCCTGGTCCACATTCCGCTTATCCACCACTCCGGCCTCATGGGTGAGGATGACCGGCTTCCCCTTGTAGCTGGCAAGGCTGGCCGGGTCAAAGACTTCCTCGGGAAGCCGGAGCTCCCGGCGGGTGGTGCCGTCGGGGTTCTGGTATTCAAAGATACCGGTCGAGGTGACCACGGGATGGTCAATCAGGTAGCCTTCCTTGGTCCAGTAGGTTTCGTCCAGCGGGATGCTGTCCAGCCGCAGCACCCGCTTCAGCTTGGGCTCATTCAGAACCTTCGCCCCCTTCCTCCTCAACGGCCAGGGCCTCGGTCAGAGCGATGGTGAGGTCCTGGACGTGACGGAGCTCATCAAGCCTGGTGTCGGTAAGGGTCTTCAGCAGATCCCCGCCACCGTCCTTGATGAGCTCGATGTCGCCGGTGATTTTGATGATAGCGTCAGCTTTAGACATGAGCTGGCCGCAAATCACGCCAATCTGGGTAGGCGACGCTTCCATAGTGGCTTCCTCCTTTCAGCGGTTTTTGGGGTCTCGACTCAGCACAGGATTTTCTTCATGTCAGCCCCCTCCTTTCGTGCGGCCAGATGCCGGAACATCCACAGTGGATATATCAAAAACCGGCAGGGCGACGCACCGGCATTGATAGTCCTCGCCGGGGTGACATCGCCTCACCGGTTTTCCGGGTGGTGTGACTACGGGAGGGTCGTCCCATCGGAACCGCTTCCCGTTCAGCTTGTGGTGGCTCTCCCGGACTCGGCTGTCGCCGGAGTCCGACCAGATGTACTCGTTGACACCAGCGTCGGTCTGCTGCTGCTTCGTGAGCTGGCCGTTCAGCTTGGCGATCTGGTCACGGGCCAGGAGCTTCGCTGAGGACCGCTTCACATGGTAGGTATGCCGTATTTCCTTCTCGATGGAAGTCAGCGTAGCGCCGGTTTGGAAGCCCTGGGAGACGATACTTTGCATCTCCGAGAGGGTGTCCTGCGGAATGGACTTGATGAGTGCCACGTTCTGGTCAATCCATTCCTGGAGCGCCTGGCGGTAAAACTCGCCCATGTAGTAGTCGTCCATGATGTCGAGGCCCAGGGTCTCCTTCACCGTGCGCTTCCATTCCTGGATGCTCAACTTCTCGGTGAGACTGGACAGGGACTCCAGCTTCTTGTAGAGGCCGAAGCTGCTGGTCTTGCGCTCCAGCTCATCGCCCATGGCCCGGAAAGCCTTCTGGATGGCAAGCATCAGGTCCCCGGCGTCGTCCTGGCGCCGGTTGCGCTCCCGCTCTGCTGCGGCCGCCTTTCGGATGGCCGGCATATGCTTCTTTACGACCTCGTTCACCAGGCGGAGGTAGCCCCAGGCCACCCGCTGGAACTCCCGCTCCGCCCCATCCGGGTAGATGGGTTTGACCCGGCTGGGGAGCGTCTGCTTGCCCTTGAACTTGCCTTTGACCTGTTTCTGGAGGGCCTGCTTCCTGAACTCATCGTTCACGGAGCATCACCCCCGGCCAGCACGGACTCCAGGAGCTGAAGGGACAGGCCGAAGGGCGGGAACGTGGCGGTGTGGCCGATGTCCTCCATGGAGAGGAAGGCGGCCCCCTCCATCTCCTTCCCGTCGCACACCGGATCTCCGGCGTAGTCGGTGCAGAGGAAGACGACTGGCAGCCCGTACTCCTCCGGGATACCGTCGAGCTGACCCAGGCGATACATGGGGCCGAGCTGGATGCCGAACTCCTCCAGGGCCTCCCGGCGGGCGGCCTGCTCCGGGGTCTCCCCGTCCTCGATGTGACCACCGGGGCCGCAGATGCCCCCGCCGTCCCGGCGGGACCCGATGAGGAGCCGGCCGTCCTTCACCACCAGGGTGGCAGCAGCCGTTGGGGTCCCCGGTGTGGGGCCGTTTTCGTCTGCCTGGTTTGGGGAGGCCGTAGACACCTGCTGAGAGCCGCTGGAAAGCCCCGTAACCGTGTCGTAGGGCTCTCCGGGGGTAAGGGGTAGGTCTCCAGGTAAATCGGCTTGGACGGGCCCAGGTTCGCTTAGACCCCAATCCTCATCGTCCTGCCCATCCAGGATGTCCTCGACCGTGAACTCCTCCGTCTTGGCAAGGGCGGCCCTGACCTCCGACGGGTCGAGGGCCTGCATCTGGACGTAAATCTGGGCTGTCTGGGCCTTGACCATCTCGATGTCGGCCTTCAGCTTATCCACGTTGGCCTGCTCGGTCTCGCTCAGGCTCCAGAGCGGATTGAACTCCAGCTTGTACTTGGGCTCCTCAGCCACCTCGCCGTTGGCGAAGGCAGCCTTGAAAAGGATGTCCAGCAGCGTCCGCACGTTGCCCTTCAGCATGAGCTTCTGGATGCGCTCGATGTAGTTGTAGTAGTTCTCGAAGTCGCTGTCGCCGGTGGAGTTCTCCCCGGCCGGGGACCGGCCGAACAGGATGGTCTGCGGGATGTTGGTCACGGCGGACAGCATATTGCAGGTGGTGTCGATGACGTCCTTGACGCCGCTGAACGGGATGCTCTTGAAGTCGTAGTCCTCGCCCTCGGCGTCGATGGCGATACTGTTCAGGATGCCCCTGGCCAGGTCGATGATTTCCAGGCGCTTCAGGACTGTCTCATCGCCGCCCTCGGCTGCCAGGAGAGAGGCCAGGTTCTTCATCTTGTAGATGGGCTGCACAGATCGGTCCAGCAGCTTCGGCCCGTTCCCGTGGGCTACCAGGGTGTCCTTCATGGCCCGCTTGATGCGGACGTACTCCGGGGTGCCCCAGAACCGGTAGACCGGGTTGGTGACACGCTCCGGCAGGATGCCGTTGCGGAACACCAGGCACCGGCTCTCGTGGACCGTGAAGCTCCCGTATTGGCTGTTGACGTAGTAATACTCCGGCATGGCGAACTTGCTGGCCCGGTTCCGCACCGCCCGCATGGGGTCGGATGAGTAGAGGCTGGCGTAGTCCGGCTGGACCACCGCCCGCTCATAGACCCGGAGCTCGTCGATGCTGCGGATGTTGTTCCAGTCAACCGGCTCCTCCAGCCCCCGGCCGTCGTCGATGAGCATGACGATGATGGACCCGCCGTAGAGGCGGGCCCACTTGATGGCCGTGGAAGCCTTGTCCTCCCACTCCAGGGCGTCCAGGGCGTCCTCCACGAAGTCGTTGATGGTGTCATCCTTCAGGCCGAGGTTGAAGCCGTGCTTCACGGCCTCCTCCGCCGGGGTGTCGATGATTTTGGCGAACAGGCCGTTGTCCTCATACTGGATGGTGAGGCTCGTGTCCGGTATCACCGGCTCCGCCACGAACTCGTAGGACTCGCTGTTGTCCCTGGACGTGCCATACTTATTCAGGACGTTGATGTAGCCGTCTTTTCTGAAGGGCCTGACGGACTGGAGGCCCTTTTTCTGCTGGATGATGGCCTTGCCCCGCTCCAGCCTCTCCTTCCTGGCGAGAGCGGCCTTGGCTTCCTCGTGCTCCATGCGTTCTTCCCTCCTTATGTCACCAGCCCCAGCAGGCTGAAGGCGTTGTCGTTGTAGTAGGCGTTGGCCTGGGAATAGCAGTCCACTTGGTCGTCGTGGGCTCCGCTGGGGAACGCCGCCATCTCCTCCACGAAGTCGCCCACCCACGGGGCCACCTCTGCGGAGGGGATGTAGATGTTGCCGGCCTCTGCCACCGCCGTGGTGGCGTGGGCCCTGGCGACTTTGCCGCCGAAGGGCTCCACCGGGATGATGCCGGGGATCTCCCGCTTCAGTACGTCGATGACCGCCGTGCCGTTGGCCTTGTCCTCCACCAGCTTCCGGGAGGTCTGGGGCCACTTTGCGGACAGGTCTCGCATGGCGTTCAGGGTATCGGTGAAGGTCATGCGGCCCCGCACCTGGTCCACCAGGTATCGGTCGGCCCCCTTCCGGGCCCACACCTGGCCCACCACATAGTCCGAGACATCCTTGTCCTTGAAGGTGCAGTCCCAGGACTGGATGAAGTCGAACAGGCCGGAGGGCAGCACCTTCCACCGCTTCCACCAGTTCCGCTTGAACATACCGCCGGAGCTGGGGGTCGGTGTCTGCATATAGAGCGAGGACCAGGCGTAGGTGCCTACGGTCTCCTTCTGCTGGGCGGCCCACTTTTCATCGTAGCCACCGGCCGGCCACAGGGCCTCGCCGACGGACCGGCCGAGGGGATCGGTGGCAGGGTCCTCGCATACGGCCGGCAGGGAGATGATTTTCCAGTCCTCCACCTTGCCGTACTCCGGGTTCAGCAGCCGGGCGGCCAGGTCATCCTCATGCCACCGGGTCAGGATGATGATGACGGCGCCTCCGGCGTGGAGTCGGGTGCTCACCGTGGACTGGTACTCATCCCACAGCTTATTCCGGTAGGATAGGGACTCGGCCTCCGCCCGGTTCTTGATGGGGTCGTCGATGATAAGCAAATCGGCACCGTAGCCCGTGATGGAGCCGCCGATGCCGACTGAAATCATGCCGCCTGTTCCGTTGTCGAGGTTCCAGTTGGTCTTGGTCGCCTGGACGCCGGAGGTGCTGTGCCCAAATAGGGATGGGCCATATTCCTCCACCTTGTCCCGGTTGCTCTTACCGAACTGCTGTGCAAGCTCTCCGCTGTAACTGATTTCGATGACCCGCTTCTCCGGGTGCTTACCCAGGAAGAAGGACGGGAAGGTCTCCGTCACGGTCATCGACTTGCCATGCCGGGGCGGCATGAATATCATCAGCCGCTTCGTGGTCCCGGACATGATGTTTTCCAGCTCTCGACACACCAGGTCGAGGTGTCTGGCTCTTTTCCACCTGCCTGCGTGGACAAGCTGGACATAATCCGCATAGTATCTTCTCGCCAGCTCATACCGTGCTTCGGTGGCTATGGATTTTCTCAGGGCCGGCGAGATGGAGCGGTTACTCCCCGCCATCCTGCCCCTCATCCATACGGGCAAGGGCCCGGAGCTCCTCCTCGGTCAGCTTCTCCATCGGGGAGGTCTTCACAGACCCTCCCAGGGTGATTTCCTGCCGCTGGGTGAACTCTCCCTTGCTCCGGTTGTTGAGCCAGTACATACACGCCATGGTGTCAGGGGCGATATGCTTTGTAATCACACGGGTCTTCTCCACCCGCTGCTTGCCTGTGGCCGGGTCTGTGACGATGATTTGCTCGATGTCCTTGGCGTCGTATCCGACGGCCCGCTGGTAAAGGCTGTGTTTCACCTGGGCATCGGCAACATCCTTCCCTGGGCCCAGGGCCTCGGCGAAGGACTCGTGCTCCTTCTTCCACCTGTGCAGGGTGCGGACAGAGATACCAAAAGCCTCGGCGATGTCTGCATCGGTGGCCCCCTTCAAGGCGAGAGACCACGCCCAGCGGTCGTGATACTTCTCGTTGTAGATGTTGGGAGTGGCCATCTTACTCCCCTCCTAAGTAGTCGGCACAGAGGTACTCCAGCCCCTCCCACAAATTCTTGTGCGTGATTTCTCCGTGGCCGACCATGCGGTCCAGGGCCTTCTTGATGACCTTGGCGCTGCCCACGGGGATCTTGCTGCGGCCGATGACGGTAGAGATGGGGACCCACATGGAATTGTCGTTCTTGGGGTCCGTCCCCTCCCACCCCTCCGCAAGCTGGCCCAGGTTGTCCTCGAACACCTTGAAAATGAGCTGCATGGCCGCCGACACGTTCTTCACGTTGTAGGCGGAGGAGGCGGTTTCCTGGGCGTCCAGCCACTTCTCATACTCGCTGTCCGTGGCAAGCCAGATGTTGTCGCAGCCCTTGACCGCTTCCCTGGCCGTGTCGATGACCCGCTGGGCCTCCTTCAGCTCGTCGGGAAGGTAGACGATGCTGAGGACCTGGAACTCCAGGTTGGCCTCACTCATGGCCTGGGACGATGCCTTGTCCAGCAGGCCCAGGGTCTTGTCGTCCAGGCCGGAGTATTCCTTCAGGTCGATGTCCAGGATTTTGTCATACAGCTTCTTCAGGATGTCCGGGTCGTCCTGGCCCACGATGGCGTTGTGGGAGAGCTGGATGGCGATGCGCTGCTCCTCGGACATCTCATCGTCTGTGATGATGCAGGGGATGGTCTCCAGGCCGGCGGAGATGGCCGCCTGGACCCGGTGGTTGCCGGACAGCACCTCATACTTCCCGTCGGTGGGGTCCAGGCAGGCGAAGGGGGCAGAGGTGAGCTGCCCGTCCTTCTTGATGTTCGCCACCAGGCGCTGGAACTCCTCGTGCCGCATGAAGCGGGCGTTCATCTTCAGCAGCTTCAGCTCACGGGGGTCGATTTCTACGATTTTCGTGTTAATCATGGCAGGTCCTCCTTACCGCTTCTGTGAGTGCTTCTTCTTCCAGAGGGCCAGCCCCTCCTTCAGCGTCCACTGGCCCATGGGGGCGCCGTAGTTGATTTCATACGGCTGGAGGTAGTAGGCGTTGGCCGGGTCGATGTCCTTGGCCCAATCAGCCTTCTGGAGCGAGTCGTTGTGCTTCCGGTTGAGCACCTTGAACAGCCCCCGGTACTTCATGCTCTCAGGGTTCTTGCTGAAGGCGGTGGTGACCAGGGAGGCGGCCCGGCGCTTCGTGATGCGCTCGGCGATCCGCTTGCTCTCTTTGGAGAGGGCTGCGTAGAGCACCAGCTTCGCAAGGTGCTTGTAGTCGGTGGGCTCGACCGGGAAGTCGGACAGGAGGTAGACCGTTGGGGTCTCGATGTGCTTATCCCACTGTGCCACGGACGGGGCGGCCGAGAAGGCGTAGACGCCGATGAGGTAGCCGTCCACCACCACGCCGATGGCAAGGGTGGCGGAGCCGGGGCGGATGTTGATGTTCATGTACTGGCTGCGAAGGGTCTGGAAGGCGTCGTTGGACAGCTCATAGAGCCGGATGTCGTCGCCCATCTCCATGCCCTGGCCGAACTTCTTGATGTTGGCCTGGGTTGTGCTCTGGAGAGGCGTGACGATCTGCGGGTGGCCGGAGCTGGCGTAGATGTAGATGGGGATGCCCCGGTTGGTCGTCTTGGTCATGCCCTTCAGGTGCTCGGTGAACTCGTCGCCCTGGAGCCTCATGTCGGTGCCGAAGCACCACTCCTTCTTGGACATAATCTGCCGGAAGTATTCCTTCAGCAGCTCCTCGTCGAAGTAGCCGTACTCCGGGGGCGTGAACTTGAACATCTTCTCCAGCTTGGCGAAGTCCTTCACAAAAGCCTTGCCCGCCTTCTTGAAGGGCGGGAATGAGACGAAGCCGACGTCGGCCGGGGCCTCCTTCACGAAGTCCATGGCGTCGCCGTTGTAGTAGCTGGAGATGGTCAGGGTGTTGGAGCTGACCTTCTGGACGGTCTTCTCGTGCATGGCCGGGAACTGCCGGATGCTCTCCTCCAGCATCATGTTGTAGTACGGGTTGTCTCCCTTGTCGGTGTAGGCCACGATGCGGGAGCAGAGCAGCATGGTGGCCAGGCGATCCACGTCGGTCTTCATGTAGTCCTGGAGCCACGGGAACTGAGCAGCTCCCTCCTCGGACAGCTCCAGGGGGACGTGCTCCCGCAGGAAGTATGCGCCCAGACACTGTGAGTACATGGTCACATCGTTGCTGTGCAGCCGGAACTTGCCCAGGGGGCCGATGAATTTCTCCAGGGTGAAGTTGCCGGAGCAGCCGACATAGATGTCGGTCACATCCCACGCCTTCACGATTTTGTTCATGATGGCCTGGGCCTCTGCCGGTACAGAACCGTAGAACATACGTTACCCCTCCTCGAAGTAAAGCAAAAGAGCGGCTGCCGCTTGGCAACCGCTCTCTTGACTGTCAGTATGGAGCGAAGGGCAGGGTTTGAACCTGCGTCTCCGGGCGGGAAGCCCGGCGTCCTCCCTTGGACTAACTCCGCATGAGGGCCGTGGGACGGCCCTGTTTCCGCTTAGAACAGCGCAAACTGTTCCAGTTGGTAAGTTGGTGGGGTCTCCTCCAAACTCCGCTTAGACGGGCTTTGACGGGGCTTTGTGGGGTCTGGAGTCGGGTCATAGAGTTCCGGGATGACCTCCCCGGTCCTCTGCTGCCACCACTCGGCGAACGTGCGCCGGTGGCACCAGTCGTCCGGGCCTTTTCGGATGTCCTCGTAGCAGAGGAGCACAACGTCTTTGCCCAGGCTCTCGAACCGCTGGAGCTGAGAGAGTATTCTCTGCACTCCCTTCTGGTCAAGCCTCGCAAAGTAGGCCCTCTCGAAGTCTTTGTAGAGGTCGAACTTGTGCAGGAGACCAAATGGCATCAGGTCCGGCATCTCTGCGTCGAGATGATAGCCGAGGTTCCATTTGGGCGTCCCGAGCGAAATTCTGACCGCCGTGTACTTGCCACTCCGAAGCTCCGGGTTGCTGTACCTGCTGGTGAATATCATCTTGGTCGCTCCTTCTTCACCGAATTGGTTAGGGTGGTGGATACTTTCATTCTACCCATTGACGCCGCCTTGTCAAGTCAAAAACGCTTGATTTGCAAGGGGTTTCGGAGATTTTCGGAGCGAGGTCCAGAGGTGGAGCCCCCGCCTTTTTAGGGGTGACACTTATGGCTTCTTCCCCTACAACTTACCACTACGGTATTTCTCCTGTCAATGGCATCTTTTTTGCACGGGTCACTCGAAGTAGCCAAAAAACAGGGCGCTCAACTGCCGGAGGGCCATTTTGTGGTCCCGGTAGATGGTGCTGACATCTACGTTTTCTTCCTCGGCGATGTCCTGAAAGGTCTTCTGGTCTTCCGGCTCTGCCAGGTAGGTCGAGTAGATGATGCGGTATCTGCGGGCGTCTTCCGGCTTGCTGGAGACATCGCAGCAGCGTTTGTAGAACTCCAGCATCCGCTTGACGTGGTGGACCAGGGTGCTGGTGTAGGCTGCGCTTTTCATGATGCTGGGGACGTTGGCCTCATACCGGTTGTCGTAGCCCTTCATCATCTCCACCAGTTCTTCGAGGTCTGGGTCGTCATCCACCTGGGAGGCGCTTCGGACAGCCTCTTTGCTGTGCTCCTCCAGCCCTTTGAACCTCTCCAGGAGGAGCTTAGTGTTGTGGAAGCGTCTGTCTCTCGCTTCCTCCCTGTGGTTTTCGGCTTCTTTCCGGTATGCCTCAATCGCCTTCTCGGCGGCTGCCTCTGAGATGGCCTTTACCAGAGCTGGGGTGAGCACGGGGCCGGATGGCTTCTTCTTGTTCATGGGCTGTTCCTCCTTCTCCCCTCCAGGGGGGACCCCTGCCCTCTCCCACCGCCTCCGGCGGTAGGAGAGGGCTTGGGCTGCTGGCTTAGATGCTGCGCTGGAGGTCCTGGATTTTGTCCAGTCTCTCCCAGGGGCGATCTGCCTGGAACCGGTACGCTGGGATGCCCATGGCGTTCCCGAAGTGGCCGTAGGCGGACGTCGCCTTGTAGATGGGCCGGCGCAGCATGAACTGGTCGATGATGGCCTTGGGCCGCATATCGAACACCTTGCAGATGGCGTCTGCCAGCTTGGTGTCCGCCGTGTAGCCGGTGCCGAAGGTGTCCACCATGACGGAGACCGGGTTGGCGACGCCGATGGCGTAGGCAAGTTGCACCTCGCATTTGTTCGCCAGGCCGGCGGCCACGACGTTCTTGGCGATGTACCGGGCCATGTATGCGGCGGAGCGGTCCACCTTGGTCGGGTCCTTCCCGGAGAAGGCGCCGCCGCCGTGCCGGGCATAGCCGCCGTAGGTGTCCACAATGATTTTCCGGCCGGTGAGCCCGGTGTCGGCCGCCGGGCCGCCCTTGACGAAGCGCCCGGTGGGGTTGACCAGGATGCGTACACCTTCGAGGCTCATGTCTCCGAGGGTCGGATGCAGCACATGGTCCACGAGGGCCGTCACCAGATCCATCTGCTCCACGCCGGGGAGATGCTGAGTAGAGATGACGATGGTTTCAAGGCCCCTGGGCTTCCCATCGGGCCCGTAGCTCACCGTGACCTGCGTTTTGCCGTCCGGGAGGATAAAGGGGATGGCCCCGGTTTTGCGGGCTTGTGTGAGCTGGTAGGCCAGCTTATTCGCAAGGGTGATGGGCAGGGGCATGAGGTCGTCTGTCTCGTCGCAGGCATAGCCGAACATCATACCCTGGTCCCCGGCGCCCAGCAGGGCCTCCTTGTCCTTGGTCCGCCCCTCCTTCACCTCCATGGAGCCGGTCACGCCCATGGAGATGTCCGGGCTCTGGCTGTCGATGCTGGTAAGCACGGCGCAGGTGTTCCCGTCGAAGCCGGCCTCCGGGCGGTCGTAGCCCACCTCGCAGATGGTCTCCCGGACCAGCTTGGGGATGTCCACATAGCAGTCGGTGGAGATCTCCCCTCCCACCACCACCAGCCCGGTGGTGGCGAAGGTCTCACAGGCCACCCGGCTGGCCTGGTCCTTCCTGAGCATGGCGTCCAGCACGGCGTCGGAGATGCGGTCACAGAGCTTATCAGGATGGCCCTCCGTCACGGCCTCAGATGTGAACAGGTGCTTCATCTTTTTTCCTCCCTCTCCCCGGAGTAGTTCCAGGGCTTGAAATTCACGATTTTCTCCAGCAGGGTCTCAGGGTGGCCGTCAAAGCAGATGGCCCGGTCGTCGATGTAGCAGACCGCCGGGGGCTTCTCACGCACGACATCATCCACGACGATGCCGTTCTCTGCGAGGTAGCGCATGAGAGCTCCCATGCCCTCCGGCCCGCAGCAGCGGGTGGAGACGACCACCACTCGGAAGCCGGCGGCCCGGATGTGCTCAATGGCCTCCCGGATGCCAGGGACCGGCGGGTCTGGGATCTCCATCATCCCCTGCCAGCCGGATGTGTAACTGTGGATGACTCCATCGAAGTCGAAGACCACCGTGGGCTTCCTGGGTCTGCTCGGAGTCCTCACCCACCAGTTATTTCCGCCGGTGTCTTTGGTGCCGTGGACATTGACTTCATGACCGCTCATCAGGTAGGTGCGCTTTTCGGTATCTACAACTTTCTGCTCATCCATCTGCCGTCCCATCCTTCCTGCTGGCTGCCACGTCGTTGGCAGCGTCGGCCGCTTCCCTCAGAACGGACAATGCCTCGTCAATACGGATGCTGACCATTTGGGCCCGGCCGGGGACCGAGATGCTCATGACACCCAGCTCCATACTGGCCTTGATGCTGCAATCGGCCATCTCCTGGCTCCTGATGGCGACCGCCTTGTTCTTGCCGGTGGAGAACCTGGTGACGATGCACTTGGCCTCCAGCGCCACCCCGTCCAGCGGGGCGATATTCGGGTCGTTGACCCGGACTACTGTGCTCATACGCTCCTCCTCATAGGTAATTTTTGCCGAACACGGCCCGGAACTGCTCGACCGTGGCCCCCTGCTCCGCCATGTACTTCATCTGCCCGTACTGGTGGAGCCGGAGGGCCGTGGCCGCAGACTGGTGGGCGGCGTCCCTGCCGTTCCGGTGGCAGGTGTCTCCGCAGAGACCTACCTTCAGGCCGTACTTCTCGGACTTCTTTCGGTTGGCCCCGCCGAAGATGTGGTGTTCCTCCAGCCACCCCCACCTCCCGCAGAGCCAGCACCTCCCGTAGTACATCAGGCGTCGTCCCTGGGCTCATCCATGTAGGTCGCCTGGAGGTCGGCCATGTGGGTCAGGAGCGCCAGGGGGAACTTCTCGAAAGCGTTGCCCACCGAGAAGCCGCCAGCCTTGAAGTCGTTGTCGCTGAAGCCCATGTGCCAGCGGATCGCCATGGCCTCCTCACGGGTCAGCTTCATGAAGCCAGAGATGATGTAGACCGACTTCTCACCGTGGCCGTAGGGGAGCTGGTCGTTGACCACATAGAACGGGTACTTCTCCCACTGCCCCTGTTCATTTTTCCGGTTCCTCATCTCCACGGCGTAGAAGTTGGCCTTGCAGATGTCATGCAGCAGACCGCATATAGCGATGGTCTCCTCCTCTCCGTTAAGAAGGTCGATGAACGCCTGGTCCTCTGCACGCTGTCTCTCAGAAACATATAGGTCCCGGAGCCGGTGATAAACGTGGATGCTGTGCTCCACCAGGCCGCCGGGGCGGGCCAGGTGGAAGCGGGTGGAGGCCGGGGCCTCGAAGAAATCCGTGGTCTCCAGCCAGGACAGGAGCTTGTCCGCTCCGGGTCGTGTGATGAAATGCTGATAGAGCTCGATAAATCTATCTTTCATAGTTGGCCTCCGTAAAACTTTCCCAGAACTTTCCGCCGGGGAATGTGAACTCGACGATGTAGAACCGGCCGGCCGGGTGGACATAGACCACCTTCCCGGTTTTCTGGACGCCGAGGCAGTCTATCTTCTCGCTGGACTTCTCTCCGACCCGCTTCATCAGCGGTCACCCTTCAGGGGGAACGCCGTGCCGCAGACCATACAGAACTTGGCGCCGGGAGGATGCTGCGTGTTGTGGCAGACCGGGCAGGTGTAGTCCCAGGGGAACTCCTGGAACAGCTTGGAGGGCCAGATGGCCTTCATGCTGTCCTTCATAAAGACGGGGATGTTGAAGGTGACGCAATCGGACACGATGCTTTGGACCCATTCATACTCCGGCCTGACCTTCTCCTTGCGGTTCCCCGTCTCAGCCCCAATGATGACCCACTCCGGCATGGGGCCGGAGCCGGCCGTCAGATCTACCGGGCCCAGCAGGGGCTCGATGGAGAGGAACCAGTGGCAGCCGATGTCCTTCATCCAGGCGGCGGAGTCCTCTCCCTTGGTCACGGTGGAGCCGAACCAGAAGTTGTCCTCGTGCGGCAGCAGGGCCATGTGGTCCAGCTCTAAGTACCGTTTCGGGTATTTCGTCAGGAACAGGTAGCGGTGCTGAGGCGCCTTCCGGCAGGCATCCAGGACCTCGACGATCCAGCGGGTGGGCACCCACGGACCGAACAGATCCGCCATGGAGCAGACGAAGATGGTCTGGCCCTTGGTCTTTCTGGCCGGTTCCCCCAGGCGGTAGCGGTGCATGGTCGGGACAAATCCAAAGGGGTACGGCTGGTTGCGCTCGTCCTGATAAAAGGGCTCTTTCAGCTCAAAGCACTCTACGACTTCTCCGGGCTTGACCCCCTTGCACTTGAACCGCTCCGCAATCCGCTTGGCGTAGCAGTAGGGGCAGCCTCGCTTGCACCCCGTCACCGGGTTCCAGGTGCTATCACACCACTCGATACGGGTCTCGTTCATCTCCCACTCACCCCCAGCAGGTCCCGCCAGCTCTTGACCCAGGACGGGATGGGATAGATGAGCACCGGCTGGTGGCGGGTAGGGTGCTTGCTGCCCTGGAAGCCGGGGTAGGCCCCGATGACGTCCCGCCAGTACATCATCCGCCGGTTCACTTTGGAGTACCGCCGGCGCTCCATCTCAGCCTTTGCCATCGCTCTCAGCAGTTTTCTCATTTTTGTGCTCCTCCTTCATGATTTCATAGCCCAGCAGGGCCTTTTCAGCCATGGCTGCCACCTGGATGAGTTCACAGGCTCCCAGCACGGCGGCCTTCTTGATATACGCAAGGTAATGGGGGCCATACTGGTCCTCATTACCCTTTATGCTGTCCCACAGGTGGTCAAGGCGCTGGCTCAGTGTCTCCATCTCGACCTGGGCCTCCTCGACCTCCTCTTTGATGAGAGCATAGCCCTCGTGCGGGGAGTGGGCGGCGGCCCCGTGTGCTGCCGCCGCCCGCCCATACTCCTCAGCTACCAGGCGGGCCACCTCTTTGGTGAGCTCGAACATCATGCTTCCTCGCCTTCCTCATCGGGTTCCTGATAGGGATAGGGGTCGTCCTCGCCGTCCTCCGGCTCCGCAGGGGCGTCCATACTAAACAGGGTCTCATTACACTCGATGCACTCCACGGAGATGTTGACGGGGTTTCCTTCGTCTCCGTAGGCCGTACAGACGACCTCGTGACCCACATGTGGTTTCAGCTTCTCAGCCGGGCAGTAGAAGACAGCGCCGGGGTTGGCAGCGGAAGACAGCACAACCTTGTTGCCCTCAGTTCTGACGGTGTAGTTCCCCATGGCCTCCATCACCTTCATGCTCTGTCCGGCGAACTGGCGCAACCAGTCGAAGGCGTCCTGAGTCACCTGCTTCTTGGGCTCCTCCTCCCCCACCACCTGGTAGTCAGCGTCGATGACCTCGCCCGCCGGCGGGAGGCTGGCCTGGGCCGCCGGGAGTCCGGCCGGAGCTGCGGCATCTCCATCCGACGGCTTATCCTTGTCAAAGAGGCTCGTCTGGCCGTTGTCGATGGGGCGCATGACATACTGGCAGGTCTCCCGGTCCCACACCAGCTCGTAGTTGCCGGAGAGGGTCCCGGTCTTCTTCTCCTTCTTCTGGATGACGGCGCTGACGGAGTGGTCGAACTTGGGCTTGGTGATGGAGCGAGTCTGCTGCCCGCCCGTCACGCTGAAGTCCGGGGCGGAGTCCGGGGTGAGGGTAATCTTCACCTTGACGGCGATCTCCGCCACGTCCTGCTCGGTCTCCTCCATGCCGTTGAGGGTGCTCCGCAGGATCTGGTCGAAGTCAGAGCACAGGGCGTTGAAGGTGTCGCTTTTCAGCGACAGGGGCAAATCATTCTTCTGACACATGGCTTATCTCCTTTCACATAGTCGAGGCCACCTGGATGGTGACCTCCAGCCGGGGCTGCTCAGAAAAGAACTTGCGGACCTGGGCGTCCACCACCTGGGCGTCGTCCCGGTAGGCGATCTGGTTCAGGCTGTCCGTGACCACCTTGCCGATGTTGTCCCAATCCGGCTTCTTTCCGGGGCGGATCTCGTGGTCCAGCATCATCCGGCGCTTCTTCTTGCTCACGCTGGTAGGCACGGGATAGAAGGCCAGGATGCGGACATCGAGCTGGGCCTCGTCCTGGAAGCGGGCGCTCCCACACTGGCGCTGATACTCAGAGCGGATGAGGTTCTCGTAGACGAGCGTCTCATCCGGAGTTCTTGTCTGCACATGGTTCCCGACCTTCGAGAACCGGGGACGACCCTTCCCCTGGGGTTCCCCCAGGACTACGAACTTTACCTTCACTTTCCTGTTCCTCCTTCAAGTCCCGGTAGTAGACATAGTGGGCGCTGCGGCGCTTGACCGTCTCCGTGCCCTGCCAGACGGCATAGCCCTCTCCCGACAGGATGCCGGCCACCCGCTCCCGGTCTTCTACCTTGTAAATCCTGATTTTTCCGGTGTACTTCATCAGCTTCCCTCCAAAAACTTCTTCATCTCGTCGAAGCGGTGGGCGGCCTCGGCCTTTCTCCACGACTTGCCCTTGAACTGCATCGGGTAGCACATCTCGAAAATCCGGTCGTAGATACGGGTGTACCGGATGTCCAGGGTCTCCTTCATCTCGTCAAGGCTGAGGTTCGTGGTGAGGATGACGGGACGCTTGGCCCGGTATCGGCTGTCCACGATGTTGTAGACCTTCTCCAGCGCCGTGTCGGTGCTCCGCTCTGCGCCCAGGTCGTCGATGATGAGCAGCTTCGCCCTGTTCAGCTTGGTAATCATGGCCTCATCGTCGCTCTGGAAGCCCTTCATGGTGTCCAGGAGCTTCACGAAGGAGGTCATCACCACCGGGACACGAAGGTTCAGCAGATGGTTGGCGATGCAGGCTGCCGCAAAGGTCTTCCCGGTCCCCACCCCTCCGTAGAACAGGAGGCCCTGGTTCTTTTCGAGCATCTCATCAAAGTGCTCGGCATACCGGAGGCAGAGCTTCAGGTTCCAGGCGTTGCTCTCCGTCTTCTGGAACTGGTCGAAGGTGGCGCTACGCAGGCGCTCGTCCATGAGGCTCTGCTTCTTCAGGGCCTCGATGGCCTGCATCTCCTTCTCCCGCTGGTCCCGGAGCTCCTGCTGGCGCTGCTTCTCAGCTCGGCACCTGCAGGACACCGGGACCTTGGTTTTGACCTTGGCGTCAGGGTCGAAGGGCTGCTTCTCCAGGTCCGGCATGAGGATTTCCACCTGCCGCCGGGTGTGGCACTTGCCGCACACCAGGAAGCCCTCCTCATCGAAGTAGTCGCCGTCCTCCGGCTGATTTGCGTTCACAGCCCTCTTGATGATGGCCTTCATAATCCCAGACATATCATCCACTTGCACCACCCCACTCTGCATACGGGTTTACCTCCGGCGGCCGGGAGGAGCCGGTTTCGCCTTTGCTCTTTTTCATGAGGCCGGGGTTGTCCTCGTTCACGGAACGGACCACCCAGCTCAGGATGGCTCTGTAATCATCCTTGTAGGTCTTCCCCTTCGAGCCTTTGTAGAGGTCCAGCTTCGTGATGCAGGCTTCAGTGAACTCCTTGCCGTACAGCTCAATGAGCCGGTTGTAGTTGGCCTCTGTCATCTTGACGAACTCCGAATACGCCTTCTTGTCAGACTTGCCCTTCTTGGCGGATGGCTTATCCCCGGTCGGCTCCTCCGGCCGGCCGGGGGCCCCAGACCTGCCCTTACCAGAGGTCTCGGCATAAGCCCTGCGCTTGCGCTCGGCGTCGTTCTTCCGGTTCTTCTGCAATTTGTACCACTGTTCTTGCCACTGGTCCCAATCGTGAATGTAGAAGCCGTCGGCGGCCATGTCTATCCAGCCCACATCAACGAGAGCCTGGACCACCCTGCCCATGTCGAGGTCGGAGCCTTCCCCGCAGCCATACAGATACCGGCTGAGGACATCCAGGTCCGCATCGGCCACCAGGCCGTTTTCATCGGCGTTCTTCATCCCCCAGAACCAGAGGAAATTCAGTATTCCGAGGGCCTCGAACTTCGAGCACCCGATGGTCTTATAGAGGCGGCGTAGCTTCGCCCCGTCCACTTCCTGGTGGACGCTTACCCATGCCATACACTCACCTACCTTCTTGCGGGTGGTCTCTGCATCCGCCCCGTTCTGAATGGGTTACTCCGCAGATCCTTCCGCATGGTCGGCGCTGCCGGCATCGCCGTCGCAGCTCTCCAGGACTTCCGTGACCCTGGCCATGACCTTCGAGTAGGTGGAGACCGGCATACCGTTGGTGCTCTCCAGGTTGAACTCGGCCAGGACCGCCTGGACCAGAGCGTTGCCGTCTTCCTTGCCCAGCTTCTGGTGGACCATTCTGAACAGGGTCTTCCGCTGTTCCTGGGTGATGGGGGTCATGTCGATAACCTCATCCTCACCGCCCCCGGAGGGGCCCATCTGCTCATACTCAGCGTCGGTGTAGCCCTGTTCGGAAACCTCCTCGGCCACATACATCCCCTCGTAGTCCTTGGGGAAGGCTGCCCGGAGCGCCTGGGAGACCGCCACCTTCTCAATCATGGTGCAGGGCTTGGTCTTCCAGTTGGCTTGCCCCTTGTCATACTCCTTCAGGGAGACTTCCTTGAAGACCTCCTCTCCAGAACCGCCGTTGCGGGTACGGTGGACCCGGCACCAGCCGCCCACGAGGGTCTCGCCGGGGTACAGGCAGGTCCCTTCCTTCTGGATAACCTGGTCTCCCCGGAGGACCACGATACCGGACTTATGACCCCGGTAGGCAGGGTTCTCCTCCGCCCGGCGCATATAGGCGTCCTTGCCCACCACCATCTGGGCGGGGTCGCTGCCGAACTTGATGAGGTACGCCTCGCCCTGGGCAAACGGGTTGAGCTTCTGGGCCTGGCAGGTCTTCATAAAGAGGATGACCTCCTGGTCCGTGATTTTGTCTGCCTGCCCACGCACCAGGTAGTTCTTGACCGTCTGGAAGTCCAGGTCAACGGTGCCCAGGGAGGTCTCATAGGTGATTTTGGTCAGCGAGTTATTCATGTTCAGCCCCTCCCGCTAAAGCTCATCTTGGCTACTGCACGGTACACGATGCCGGGGATTTGGATGGTGCCTTTGCTGGCACGGATGAGGCGCATGACCGCAGCCACATCCACCGGGCGGATCTCCACGCCGCTGACGGCCAGAGGAACATCCTTGCTGTCGATACTGACGATCTCCCAATCCTTGGAGGCGGAAACGCCCTTGGCTTTCGGGGCTCCGCCGGGGATGAACACCATCCGGCTGACGTCCTCGCTGATTTCGGCGTCCTGGAGGGCCGCCTCAGCACCAGCAGCATCTCCGGCGCTCTCCAGGCGGGCCGCCTCCTCCAGCTTCCGGCGGGACTCCTCCTCGGCCGCCCGCCGGGCAGCTTCCTCCGCCTCCCGGCGCTTGCGCTCCTGCTCCATGGCGTAGTCCCCCATGGTCTTCTTCAGGGTCATCTCCGCCTTCCGCAGCGGGGTCAGCATCTCCTTCTCACGGTCGCAGATGGCCTTGTGCGCTTTGTAGGCCGAGTCCTTCAGAGGCTTAAAGAACTCCGTGACCTCGGCCGCCTTCTTCTTCAGCATGACGCCGAACTTTCCGGCCGCCTCATACTCCTCGTCGTTCTGGACGGAGACCGCCAGGGCCATGGCCTCGATTTCCGAGACCTCACTCTCCAGCTCCTCCTCCCTGGGGGAGACGGAGCCGCTCTTGGGAAGCACGGCAACGACGGTCTCCGGTGCTTCCTGGACAGCAGTATTGCTTTTCATCGTAGAACCTCCTATCTGTTCTTGAACTTCTGCATATAGCCGTGAACCGTCAGGAGCGCACCGAACACCCTCCAGGCGTCCGGGTCCCTGAGCGGATAGGGCTCATACTTGTAGGTGCCATCCCTCCGAAGGTGGAGGATGGCCTTCCCGTCGAACTGGACACCGTGGCTATCAAAGCCCTTCACATAGGCTTCGAGCTGGACCCTTGCCAGCATCTCCTGGAGCTGGGAGGTGGTCTTGACGTCCACCATGACCGCTTCCCCGGAGACGATGCAGGGAAGGTCGGCAGTACCGGCGTATCTGAGGGCCTTGTGGTAGAGCCGGCACTCGTTCCCCAGGACCTCCGGCTTCATGTCATGGACCCATGCCAGGAAGCCGTCGAAATAGCCCCGGTACTCCGGGGCGATGTCCTCGATGCCGTACAGTGACCAGTTCTCGATGGCGTTATGTACCGCCGTCCCCCGCCCGGCGGCCCGCTCCATCACCCATTCATCCACGCCGCCGTAGACCTCCGAGTTCAGGGGCTTCATCACGGTCGTGACGCTTGGGAGTTCCGCCCCCCTCAGGCGGTAAAGGTGGGTCGCCTCGTCAAAGGTCAGCTCCGGGAACTTCGGGATCTCTACCATCGGTCCACCTCCGCCACGCCCTTCGTGGCGCCGAACTGGCTGACCAGGATGTTCGCAGCGCAGTCCGTGAAGCAGTCCTCGTGGTAGTAGTCGCACTCGATCTCGTAGAACTCGTCTCCCGGAACGATGGGCTCTCCACAATGCTTGCAGGTGTAGACCGTCGGGGGGTCCGGTGCGTTTGGGCATCGGGGGTCACACGGGGTTCTCATGCAGACTGAGCACATTCACGACACCTCCAGTTGATTGCCTCCATCACACAGGTCTCGATGATGACATCCTCCAGCAGCAGCTCCCTATACTCCGGCGGGAAGCCCTTGACCTCCATCTTCCGGTCGGTGAGCTGCTCTGCCTTCTCCAGCAGGTCCTCCGGGACCCGGATGCCGAGCCTGGCCTCAGCCCTTGATACCGCTGACATCATCGCCCACCAGCTCCTTCCACTTCTCATAGTTGGCCATCACATCGTAGCTGTACTGGTTGTAGCCAGGGCTTCCGCTGTTGTAGGCCGTGAGGGCCTCCTGCGTGGGGTACTTCTCCAGCAGCTCCGCCAGGAAGTCGCATCCCACTCTGAAGTTCCCAAACGGATTCATCAGGTCAGTGACGCCCAGACGCTCCATGCGGTCCCAATGCCACCTCTCCTGAACCTGCATATAGCCCAGGGAAGCTCCGTCGTCTCCGACTAAGTTCTGGAACTGTGTCTCCCGCTCAATGACCGCCAGGGCCAGGGCATAGGGGACGCCGGACTCTTGGCAGGCCGTGTGCAGGAAGTCCTGGTCCTCATAGGAGAGCGGAACGTCGTCCCTGAAGTAGCCCTGTTCGACCAGGGCCTGCTCGATCTTTTCGGACTCATACGGATCTTCCTCCCAGACCTGGAGGTCCGTCGGCTCCAGGCTTTCAATCGGGATGGCGACTACCGGCGTTGGGAGCTGGAGCTCCGGGGGTTCCTCCGTTGGGAGGGAACAGGCCACCACGCCGGTGACCAGGGCTGCGGCCGCAAGCGTCACGATGCCGGCGCCGAGGTATCTTCTTCTGCGGCGGCGTGGCCGCCTTCGGGTGTTACGAACGGGGTTATGTCTATCTTCGGGCATCTCCTATACGCCTCCATAAACTGCTCCGGGCTTTTAATCCCGTACTCTTTCAGAATTTCCCATAGATACTCAATCCTGCTCATCGCCGTCATCCTCATCGAGGTACTTCTGGCAATAGAGCTGGAGTTCGCTGATGAGCTTACCGACCTCCTCCAGCCTTCTCATGGCTTCCTGCATCTTCGGCTTCTCGTCTTCGCTGATGACTCCATCCTTGGCGATCTCTGCGATTTCCTGGCTGATGGCGTCCGTGTCACCATCGACCAGCAGGCGGAGGGCAATCCCCCGGATGTCATCCATCTCGGTGGCCAGTTGGTCATTCCGGCAGATGGGACACTCTTTGCAGCAGTACCAGTTCAGCAGGGAGGGGTCTTTGTAGAGGTCAGCCATCCGGCACACCACATCCACCGGGACCTTGGTGAGCCCCCGCTCATAGTCGGCCAGGCTGGACCAGGAAACGCCCAGCAGCTCCCCGGCTGCTTCCCTACTGGTCAGGCGCTCATCATGCTCTGCGGCGTTTTTCCTGGACTCGTAGTACCGGTTTCCGGCCGCTTTCGTGGGGTAACGTCCCATTTTGTTTTCCTCCCTTCCGGGGTACAATTTACTCAACGGAAAGTGCTGTACCCATACTTACCGTTGCGGTAAGCTGCTGTCAAAAAAAATAGAGTTCACCTGTTCGCTGGTCAGGTCGAGCTCCCTGGCGATGATGATTTTCTCATCATCACTGAACTTGACATCGCCCCGCTCCTTCTTTGCGTAGGAGACCACGGACTTGCCGATGGCGGCTGCCATATCCGCCTTCGTCTTGTTCTTACGCTTGCGGGCATATTCGAGTTCGAGCTGGTTCATCGGCTCACCTCCCTTCGTTATCTTCATTCTACTTACCGTTACGGTAATTGTCAATAGGTTTTTTATAAATTTGGTCAGTTTAATTTACATTCCGGCAAGTAAGCTATAAAATCGGTAAGTAATCTACTTCTGGAGGTGCCGTCATGTATTCCAGAGAAATCTTCGCCCAGCGGCTGAAGGACCTGCTTGATAAGCGGGGGATGACCCAGCGGGCCCTGGCTGAGAAGCTGAAAACCACTGAGGTCACTGTGTCCCGCTATGTCTCCGGGAACCGGACTCCGAACATCGAGACCACTGTGGAGATTGCCGACATTCTCAACGTCTCCCTCAACGACCTGGTGGGAATAGACCCGCCGGCCAAACAGCGGCCGTCGCCCGATGTCTCCGTCCTGGTGTCATGCTATGAGAAGGCCAGCGCCGATGACCGCAGAGTCATCTGGTCCTTGCTCGACCGGTATATGACGCCGGAGCAGCGGATCTTGGTCCAGTCCATCCAGAGTGAAGAAAAAGCCACGGCGGTCTGATAGCCTCCGGCGGCAAGGTCATCCATATCGACTTCGGCAAGAGAGGGGGATAGTCATGGGGAAGCAGCGGACCGGAGATGAGCACATCGAGTTCGACGGGATGCCGATAGGCCACCTCCTCGGGGACTACTGGGCCTGGAACTCCTCCGACCTTCTCATCAACACTGAGAGGGGGTCCTTCAGCGAGTTCATCGTCTCAGCAGCTCTCGGCCTGGACCTGTCCGGCACCAGGGTAGACTGGGGGCCCTATGATGTCTCCTTCCCGTTCGAGTGGTGCTGCGGGGATGAGCCCAGGGGCGAGGTGCGGATAGAGGTCAAGAGCTCCGCCTACCTCCAGTCATGGGAGCAGGACCATCTCTCCAGCATCGTCTTCAGCATACGCCCGGCCAGAGCCTGGGACCCGCACCTCGGCTACTACGGGGAGATGAGGCGGCAGTCAGACTTGTACGTCTTCTGCCTATACACTCAGACCGACCGGGAGAAGGCCGACCCCCTGGTGCTTGACGACTGGACCTTCTATGTCATCCCGACGGAGCGGTTGGACCGGTGCTGCGGCAGCCAGAAGACCATATCCCTGAACTCGCTGCTTGCGCTCGGCCCTGTCCAGGCCGACTACGGCGGCATCAGGGATGCCGTTATTCACTGTATTCAAGGGGATGAATGTACCCCCCCCCGTCATATTGCATAATTTTTGCATATCCATTTTGTCTATAATTACGAAGCAGCTCCGAGGCACCGGAGCTGCTTCAACGATAAAGGGGGATATCCATGAAAAGCAGTGTAACGCTACGCAGCTTGAAGAAGACTGCGGAAGAACTCGTCAACACCATCAAGGTGGCTATCTATATCCGGGTCTCGACCCACTGGCAGGTGGATAAAGAGAGCCTCCCGGTGCAGCGCCGGGACCTCATCTCCTACTGCAAGCTCATCCTGAACACGGAAAACTATGTCATCTTCGAGGACCCAGGCTACTCAGCCAAGAACACGGACCGGCCAGACTTCCAGAAGATGATGGCCCGTGTCAGGACCGGGGAGTTCACGCACATCCTGGTCTGGAAGATTGACCGTATCAGCCGGAACCTGCTGGACTTCGCTGCCATGTACCAGGAGCTCAAAGAGCTGGGCGTCACCTTCGTCTCCAAAAACGAGCAGTTCGACACCTCGACGGCGATAGGCGAAGCCATGCTGAAAATCATCCTGGTCTTTGCGGAGCTGGAGCGGCACATGACCTCCGAGCGTGTCACGGCAGCCATGCTCTCCAGGGCTACCAATGGGAAGTGGAACGGCGGCAAGGTCCCCTTCGGGTATCGGTATGACAAGGACGCTCAGGAGTTCCTTATCGACGAGGACGAGGCCAAGGTGGTCAAGCTCATGTATGACCTCTACGACGAGCAGCGGTCCCTGCTGGCGGTCAGCAAGGAACTGAACGAACGTGGCTACCGCTCCCGCAAGGGGGCCCTGTGGAGCCCGGTGACTGTGGGGAACCTCATGCGTAGCCCATTCTACATCGGCGTCATGCGCTACAACTACCGGGATGAGAGCGGGACCACCTTCTCCTTCAAGCCGGAGAGCGAGTGGATTATGTTCGAGGAGCACCACCCGCAAATCGTCACGCATGAACAGTGGAGCCGGGTCGTCACCACCATGCAGTCTCAGCGCCGTGGGCAGCCCGGCCACGGAAAGACCTTCAACCGGGGGAACGTGCATATCTTCGCCGGGCTCGTCACCTGCGGGTACTGCGGCAGCCTCATGCGGGCCACCAAGGACCGGGTACGGTCCGACGGATCTCGGCCATCCATCTACACCTGCGCCAGCAAGCGAACCGGGAACTCCTGCCCGAATAAGTACATCTCCGATCTGACCATCGGCCCCTTCGTCCTGAACTACATCGCCAACATCATCCGGGCCAGAAAGAGCTTCGGGGCCTCCACCTCCATCGAGGTCCTGGAGAGGAAGCTGCTGCGGGGAGACACCTTCAGGGACGTGGCGCATATCGGGCGGCCTGGACTGGAGGAGCTGTACCGTCACTTCCAGGGGACCCAGGGCGTGGAGCAGAACTTCATGGCTTCCCCCGGCGCTACGGCCTCCAATGAGGAGGAGGAACGGGAACTGCTGCTGGCCGAGAAGCACCGGAAAGAGCGGGCCCTGAACCGGCTCAAAGCTCTCTACCTATACAGCGAGGAAGAACAGGCCATGAGCGAGGCCGAGTACATCGTCGAGCGGAAGCGCCTGATGGACTCCCTGGAGGCCATCGACAGCCGGCTCAAAGAGATAGACGTGGCCCTCGCCCAGCAGATAAAACTCTCCGATGAGGAGTTCATCCAGAAGGCCAGCTACTTCATCATGGCCCAACAACTTACCGAGAAAAGGCACATCGACTACACCCGTTTCATGCGGAGGGCGGACCCTCAAATTGTGAAGAATTTCGTCCAAAACGTGTGTGCAAACTTTTGTATAAAATCGGGCCGAGTGACCTCGATCCGCTTCAAAAACGGCATAGAGCACCAATTTTTCTACAAGGACTCAGAGTAG